ACAAAGATTTGGATGTATTAGAAGACACGGTTGGTATCAAGAAATACATCCGAGGTTTGATTCGGAAAGGGAAAGACAGAAAAGAGGTTATTACCAAAACCGTTGAGAAATTCGAAGTACCAAGAAAACGTATTAGAGAACTTTATAAAGAGTGTACTAAATAATGAAACCAATAGAGATGATATGGGCTATGTTCAAGGTATACCTTAACAACCCAAACTATTTTGTAAAGCAAGAGGATGTACTTGCTAATTTATGTATGGAGGGTTTTACCGATGTAATCAGGATGTGTAATTCATTGGGAGTACATGTTTCTAGACCCGAGAAATTAACCTTTGGACAACTTTTACGTAAATGTAATATATTATGAACAGATTTAGATTTATCAAAGTAAGGGAGGTAGTATCTCCCAACAGAGCAAACCCAAATGATGCTGGGTTAGATTTTTATGTACCAACTGATTTATATCCTGAGGATATTCATTCTAAAAATGAATTCGACTCCGAAGGTTATGATTTAGATGTTCCTTTTGGTGAATCCTTTGTAAGGCATATAGCTTTAAAACCAGGTCATCGTATACTTATCCCATCGGGTATCAAAGGTTTGCTAGAACCTCCTGCATCTATGTTAATGGCAGCAAACAAATCTGGTATAGCTACTAAGAAAGGGTTAATCTTTACTGCCGAGATAGTGGATTCCCCTTATGTTGGAGAGATACATATTGGAGTATATAACACTTCTCAAGAAATTCAGGTTATCGAGGCGGGTCAAAAGCTGGTACAATTTATTCATGTACCAATTTATATTACCGAGCCAGAGGAGATTCAGCAAGGGGAGTTTTATACTGAATCACAAATGTGGGGAAGCAGAGGAGATAAAGGATTTGGTTCATCTCAAAACATAAAATAGTGGACATAAGGAATATAAATGAACAAGTGCCTCAGGTAGAAGAAACTGAGGCACGGATACTACAAGAAATGTATGATCTTGGGATAAAACAATTCTTTGGGTATAAAGAGATAGAAAGGTTACCTGATTATCCTTTAGATATAAATAACCCAAAGAACCAAGTTATCCTAAAGGATTTTATTGGTAGGGTTATTGAGGAATTAACCGAAGGATTCGAATCTACCGATGAAGTAGTATCTATATATCGTGATTATGGATGGAATAATGATTGCTTAACCTCAGAAGAATACACTCAGGTATTAAATCATCTAGCAAATGCAAATGAGGAACAAGCAGATGCCTTGGGATTCTTCTTTACTTTGCTTTTGTATTCTAATATATTGCCAGAAGATATTCTGAAATACCAAGATGCAAAGAGTTTATTTGAGGTAATGGCAATCGGAGTCAAAGACCTACTTATCAAGTACCCAGATCATCGAAGTGTAAGGAAATATCCTATATTAAGTTCAACCGATTGGGCAAGAGAAGATAGGGCAGAATATGATAAGATAGTTTCTTATACCCCAGGTTTTCATGAAATGAGCGAGATATCTCATGAAAACGAGAAGCTATATTTATGGGAAGTAATATATGAACTCAATAAAGCAAGGAACTTCCTTAAGTGTAGACCCTGGAAACAAACTCAAGTGATGACTAAAGAAATAGATTTTCAGGAATCATTAGTAAAAGCTTTCTATCTCTATATGGGATTCTTAGCCATGAATGGGTTTACTCCTTGCGGATTATTTAGTTTATTCTTTAAAAAACAACGTCTCAATTTATGGAGGCAAACTACAAATTATTAGTAACCAATTAAAAATCAGCCAATTATATGTCGGGTTGGAATAAGAAATTAGAGGGGCTTCAACTTAATACGGAGGAGTCCCTCCATTCGTTAGAATTTGCTACTTCACAGGAAGCATGGGAAAAACTCAATGAGGGATTCCTAAGATTAGACCCAATCCTATTTGGGAAAGGAGCTATGGCTAATAGTGGGGTAGCAGTAGTGTATAATGTATTTATAAAAATACGAAAAGCATGGGTAGACCCCGAATTTGATTATGGGAGATGTTTCAATTACAAAGAAACTAAGTGGACTAGCTTATTGAATAACTACATAGATTTTAATAAGCTTGACTTGTTGCGTAGTAAACTGAGAGTACTGAGAAATAAGTACAATCAGAATTACAATATAACCTATATGTTTAATAATCATCATGATAATGGAAAACAATGTTTGATAGCTGCAACATTTTCGAAAAGGTTTGGGGAAGACATACCAGTTATTACAATGGTAATCCGTGCTTCGGAAATTACCAAGCGGTTGATATTCGACTTCCTATTGATTCAACGGATGGCAGAATATGTGTATGGGCCAGACCAGTCAGTACAAATCAACCTATTTGCGACACAGATGTACGGGAATGTAGAGACCCTCTTGATGTATCATACTCATAAACCCTTGAAGAAAGTACTCAAGGGGGCAGAAGAGAATGCCTGGAATAAAAGGGTAAAAGAGATATGGAAGAAATTTAAGAATGGCCAAGAGAAAGACTTCTCATCTTTCAAGGTATTCTTTAGAAGTTTCAAAGTACTCAGACCAGACTTATATGAGGAAACATATAAATCAATGAAAGCAAAAGAATTACTTCTCGAGTATGAAGATATTGAGTACCCAGAGAATGTAATCTCTTACTCTCAGAGAAAAGCATATAAGAAGAAACTCTTAAAACAGAAGAACAATGAGAATATTCAGTAATTCATTCGAGCTAATGTCCGAATTGGGCAGAGAGCTCAACAGTTATGGTCAAACTGTAAAACCAAAGACCTATCAGAATAAAGTCATCGAGGGTAATGATGACTTTATAACCAAGGAAGTAATTTGCCAACAATATTGCTTGACATCTTTGGGAGACCCAGTATGGTTGTTTATATTCTCAAAGTCAAAAGAATGGGCAGATGCCGAACTTAAGGAAAGAATTGGTTGGTACGATTATAACCCAGGAGAAGCTTGGAAATTGAGAAAGGATTTATGGGAACAGTTCTTGGTAGATGGTAAGTTTGATTATACCTACCCAGAGAGAATTTGGAAAGAATTCCCAGTTGGTGGTAAACTACCGTTCAATTCTGAATATCATCTACAAACGGTTATCGAATTGCTTAAAAGGGATAGTGATACTCGGAAAGCAGTACTCCCAATATTCTTTGGTTCAGACTTAAGATATCTCGATGGTAGTAAACGTATCCCATGTTCCATGTATTATGATTTCCTTATCCGAGAGAATGGTAAGGGAGAAAAGGTATTACATATTTGTTATCACCAAAGGAGTTCAGATTTTGTTACTCACTTTGGTAATGACGTATATCTTGCATGGAGACTTATGGAATATGTTGCTCAAGAGGTTGGGGTTAAACCAGGTTATCTGTATCATACTATCGATTCTCTCCATGCTTATAAGAAGGATTGGTTAGCTTTGAGCTCTAATCTGGAAGATTTACAAGATAAATACTAATTAAGAGGGATGTATCTGCTACTGGTAGGTATGTCCCTCTTTCTATTTATAATTATGGAGACAAGATATAAGATAATAAGAAACAAGAAAGAACTCAAACGACTTATTGCTTGTTGTATAGCAACGGGTTATGCTTGTTGTGACTATGAAACCAATGCAGAACCCATATACAACAAATCTTTTAAACCAACAATCTTATCAGTATCTTGGATGCCAGGATTTGGTGCTTCTATACCTTTAGACCATTTTCAGACTAAAGAATATACTGCTCCAGGATGGAATTGGAAAAAGATGCTAAGGAAATTTGGGGAAGAGGTAATCGAAAATTACGATGTAGTTAAGGTTGCCTGGAACTGGAAATTTGATGACCAGATAAATCAGAAGTATAAAATATTCTATAGGGGTACTTGCTTAGATGGTATGCTTGCAAAATACGTACTCAATGAAGAAAAACCACATGACCTAAAATCAATGGTAAGAAGGTATTTGCCAGAATATGGTAATTATGAAAAGCAGGATGCTTTTGATAAGATACCCTGGGATAAAAAAGAATTAGACCCACTTTGCCATTATGGGTGTCAAGATACAGATTATACTTTGAGATTAATGCTATTCTTTGAGAAGAAGTTAATTGACTTGGGAATGTATTCAGTATTTCGTAATTTATTTATGTGTAATTCTCGAGTACTTACTTCTGTAGAGAAAGAGGGATTATATGTAGATACCGAGTTCAATAAAAAGCTTCTGGAAGAATATAAGCCAAAGATTGATGCTGCTAGACAAGCAATATACGACTTGCCAAGAGTTAAGAAATTCGAAAAGAGATTTAACCAGGCTAAGATTGATAAATATATAGAAGCTATCCAAGCAGAACTTGAAGAGTTAGATTATAATGACCCAAAAGACAAACGAAAGATTGCATCAAGGGAACAGAAGATATCTAATATCAAGGCAGGTATATTCACAACTAAAAAGGAACAGGATTTGATAAGACCAATTAACCTTGGTAGTCCAGTTGATTTGCCTGCACTTATGTATTCAAAGCATGGGTTTAATTTTGAGGTAATCAAGGATAATGAATCTGGTAAACCAAGTACAGATGAGGAAACTTTAACTAATCTAAGGCTTAAGGTAGAAAACCCAGAATCACCAAAAGCAATATTCCTTGACAAGTTATTGGAACTTAGAGGGTTAGAGAAAATGTATAAGACTTATATTTATGGATGGTGGGAGAAAGTACAAGATGACTCTCGATTACATGGTAGATATAATATACATGGTACTGACTCTAATAGGTTTAGTTCTGCAGACCCAAACATGCAGCAGATACCAAAGACATCTGTAGACCCCAATATCAAAAAACAATTAGTTGCTCCTCCCGGATATTTATACATGGCATTCGACTACTCCCAAGCAGAGTTAAGAATGATGGCTCACTTATCTGGTGATGAAACTTATCTTGAAGCATTTGCCAAGGGAGTAGATCCTCACCTTGGTATAGCAGCAGCAAAGTATGGAGTACCCATTGAGGAAGCTTCTAAAATATATGAGGATGAATCACACCCAGACCATAAGTTATGGAAGGTAAGGAGAAAGCAAGCTAAACAAATTGCTTTTGGACTTATCTATGGTATTGGTGATGCTCTTCTAGCAGTTAAATTATCTGACCCAAAAGCTGGTATTATAGTTTCGAAAGAAGAAGCTCGTAAGGAAATGGATGAATTCTTTAAGAAACACCCAAAGATACTTAAGTTCAAAGAGAAGCAAGAGAAATTCCTTCGTAAGCATGGGTATTATACTCAGTTATTTGGTACTAAGAGAAGATTACCACAAATATACTCAAATGATAAACAAGAAGTTGCTTATGCCATCCGTTTGGGACTTAATTTCCCATGTCAAGGTGCTGCAGCAAATATGACCAACTTCGGAGCTATTCTTGTTTATTGGTTAATGCGACAAGGTAAATTACCACGTATGCTTGAAGTAGCAACTGTTCATGATGCAGCCTATTTTTACTCAAAGCCTGAATATATTAATACTTGGACTGTTTTTAAAATATGGGATATATTGAGAAACCCTAGTACTAAGAAATATTTTGGTTTTCAAGTGGATGATGTAGATATGTCAATGGACTTCTCTATTGGTAGGTCAATGGCAGAAGAATTACCTTTTATTCCTGGGTATGATTATAGAAAGATGCTTCAACCAGATTTCTCAGTAGAGGAGTATATGGAAGAACATAAGAAGTATAAGAATGTAATCATTAAGGATTATCCTAAATTGTTTAGTAAAGAGATAAAGCAGTATGAGGAAGATTTTAAAGGGAAACTTAGATTGCATTGGTTGCCCTAATTACCATGTTACCAAGAATGGTAAGGTATATTCTAATTATAAGGGTAAAGGTTGGGTAAAATTATCCCTTAATCGAATTAAAAATAACGGATACGTTATAGTTTCTATTAGGGATACGAATGGATATAGGTATACTTATAACATTCATCAATTAGTAGCATTAGTATATGTACCAAACCCAAATAATCATAAGTATGTATGTCATAAGGATAATATAAGAACTCATAATCATTATAAGAACTTATATTGGGGTACTGCTAAGGAAAATACTCAACAATGTATTAGAGAGGGTAGGTTTAAATTTTCAGATACAAAGTTAAGTAGACCCGATATACTTCAATTACTTTATGAGTATGATACTGGTATGATAAAAGCAAAACTTGCTAGGAAGTATGAGATATCACCAATGTTAGTATATAAATATATTAAGAAAAGAAAACGTTATGAAAAAGATTTTGAACGGACCCACAGTATGGAGGGCTAAATGCCCAGTATGTGATTGCGAATTTGAATATGATACCAGTGAAACTTTTGGGGTTTATAATGAATCTGGGGATTATTTTAGGATAGTACAATGTCCTAATTGTAAAACTAATATAAAGCATTCAGATTCAGTATCTACCATTACAGGAGTGAAAAGAGAAGATACTATGTCTACATAAATAATATAAATTTATGGAATTATGGCAACACAGAAAGAGATTGATAATGCAAGTAAGTTAACTGCCCTCACTTATATGGTTGCAGGTTGCTTAGGTTATTCTATCGAAAATTTACTTAAGTATTTAGATGTGGTTAATCTAAGGTTGAGTGGACAAGAAAAGATGTTATTTAATCGATTAAAGACTCAGTTATCTCAAGTACAAACTAATCTTACTTCTTTAGAGGGATTGGCTTTTAAAGTGATGGCTACAGATGAGGATGGTAAACTTGCTTATGAAGATGCCACCCATATTTATTGGGCTGCATTTTTAGCCTTACTCGATAGAGGTGGTACTGATAACTTATGTGACTTAAGATTAATGGCTTTGGTAGATAAGATAAGCATCTATAAATCTCTTCTTAATTTGCCTGGTATGAAACTCTCTTATCAAATGGCTTTTGCTCAAGTAACTAAAGCAATAAGCAAAGGGGAATTTAGTAAAGAAGACTTTAAAAACCTATTAGAAGTTTATGAAGACGGAACTGAAAAAACTAAAGGTTAAATTTGAAGGTAAACTTATTGAGATTGATATTCAAAAAGAATTGTCTATCAATGAGAATATCATTAATTCTCAGCTACGAGAATCTCCTTCTAGTTATTATATTCTTTGTTCTCTTAGAGATAAGTATATAAAAGAAAGAGATGCTCTAGCAAGGGAAAAAGAAGAAGCTTATTCGAATGCCTGGTTATATTATAAGGATGCTAATGAGAGATGGAATAATGAATACGTATCTCATAAGGCAAACCTTAACAAGAAATACTCTTCTATCAATGAAAGGTATTTGAAAGCTGTAGAAAAAGCAAATAAGTTCATAACTATATGTAAAGCCTATGAGAGTCGGGAGAATATACTAAGAACTATTAATGCGAATCTAAGAAAGGGTTAACCCATTGAACTATAAACAATTACTAACTTTTAAAAACAGTATTAGAATATGAATTATTCAATGACATTTATCTCACCTCTTGTAGCTGAGAAATTTAATCAAGAATTACCCGGATGCCCAACAGAAAACCGGGTACTTATTTTATCTCCAAAGGAGGTAAATCAAACTAAATCCGGTTTGATTATCCCTGAACAAGTAAAAGAGGGAGTTCCTCGTAAAGGGGTTGTAGTAAAGAGTGGGGAAATTACCGAAGAATACAAAACCTACCGAGAATTGGTTGCTGTAGGTAGAATAGTTACCTATGGTTTGTATGCAGGTAAAGAACTTGAATTCGAAACGGACAAACTATCTCCTGCTCTCAAACAACTTTTAGAGAAAAACGTTCTTACCGTATTGAGTATGAACGAAGTAGTTTACTCAGAACCGAATAATTAAAACTAATCATTATGATAAAAGACAAGAAGAAAAAGAAAGTTTCATCAGAGGGACTTTCTACAAAAGAAAAGATGCTAGCTAGAAAGAAACAGCTAGAATCCAAGGGAAATGGTAGTGGGTTAGTATATCCAAAAGAGGGAACTCTGAGGATGAGAATTAAATCTCCGGGTGATGACCAAGAATTGGGTATCGAAATTATTCAATTCTACCTGGGTGGCAATTTGGGAGGAGTTATATCTCCGGCTACTTTTGATGAACCTTGCCCATTCATGGAGAAATACCAAGAATTGAAAAACTCCAAGGATGAAGATGACAAGGAACTTGCCAAGAACCTGGTACCAAGAAGAAGATATGTTATCGGTGGTATCATTTACTCAGATGAAAAGGGTAGTAAGGTAGATTACGAAGGCAAAGATAAGGGAGTTTTAGTTCCTCGCTCAGTATACCAGGATATCATTGACCTTTACCTTGATGAAGATGAGGCAGGTGATATGACAGATCCAAAAACTGGATACGATATCAAGGTAATTCGTTCCGGGTCTGGTAAACTAGATACTACTTATTCTGCTCGTGCTTGCAAACCAACTAAGTTGGACAAGAAATATCAAGGTACAATTGACCTTGAGGGAATAGTTCGTTCTCAAATCAAATCCTATGATGAGTTGGAAGATTTACTTTCACAGTATCTAAATGAAGACCATGGGGATGACGATGATGACGATAAGTCAAAGAAGAAAAAGAAAAAGGGAGTTCACAAAGACCATTACATGGAAGATGATGAACCTAAGAAAAAGAAAAGAAAATACAAATCGGATATTTAAGGGTTAGTAATATGGTTTCATTCGAAGGTGGTAATTAGATTCGTTCTGTTATCACCCTCTTTAGTTTAAAGACATTACATTATGGCAAAGAAATCTAAGGTTGGTTTAAAAGTACCAACAGCAAATGAGATGGCAAAGAAATATGGGAGTATGATTAAATTAGCTTCAGAAGTTACTGATACCGATTTATATATACCATCTACTTTCTTTGCTCTGAACTACTTATTCGGTAAGGGTATTCCTTATGGTAAAATCGTTGAGATTGCTGGAGAGGAATCCTCTGGTAAATCCTTGGTAGCTTATAACTTTGCTTATGCTACTCAACAACTTGGTGGTCATGTAATATGGGTAGATGCAGAACAATCATGGATGAACTCCTGGGCAGAGATTAATGGAGTAGACCCTGCAAAAGTAACCATTGTTAATGATACTCGTATTGAATATATTGCAGATGTAGTAGCAGACTTAGCAATATATTTACGTTCTCAATTAACCCACAATGAACCGATACTCTTAGTAATCGATTCCATTGCAGCAACCGACTGTACGGATAATATTGATGCTAAGATGGTTGATGGTAAAGCCGAAATGGGAGGTAGAGCAAAGGCTCTTTATAAATACTTCCGTATCAGAAGTGAATTATTCTACAAACTGGGAGTATCTCAGATATATATTAACCAATTAAGAACTGCTTTGAATGTCGGATTTGGAAAAGATAACACAACAACTACAGGAGGTGCAGCACTTAAGTTCTACGCTTCAATCAGAGCTGCTTTCTATTCAGGAAGGTCTGTTACCATTAAACAAAATGGGAAAGAAAGGAAAGCTGGGAAACTTGTCACTATCAGACTTATTAAAAATAAAGTTGCTCCTCCTCGACCTACAATCAGCAAATGCCCTGTATATTTCAATCCTAAATTCCACGAAGTCGGGTTTGACAGATGCTATGCTTTAGAAGATGTATTGGTAGATACCGATGTAATCGAAAAAACTACTGGTGGGTATAAGTTGAAAGGTAAAACTCTTGCAAGAGGGGAAGAGAAATTCCAAAAGCTTTTGGAAGAAGACGATGAACTTCGTAGAAAACTTTTACGGAAAGCCGGAGTAAATACCATAGGTACTACTAAAAAGCAACTGGAGAAAATAGAAACAAATCTATTCCCAGTCGATGGTGTAGAATATGAAAACTATTCAGATTCAGAAGAGGAGGAGGAAGACGATGAATAAGAAAGAGGTAGAAGGTATAGAGAAAGTAATTAAAGAGTACCTTAAGAAAAATTTGAGAATGGAATCTAGGGTTAGGTATCTAGATGCTTATAGCCAACCAGAGAATTATTTAGATGTATATCTTGGAGAGAAAAGATTCAAGAAGTTTCACTTTATGAATTAGATTTTGGACGATGAGCAAGAAAACAATATTACTGATTGATGGAGAGAATATTCTCCATCAGTCTTTTCATAAGTTCGAAAAACTTAAATCTACCGATGGCAAACCGAGTGGGGCAATATTCGGATTTTTCAAATCTCTACATATGTATCTTACAAGGTTCGAACCGGATGAGGTTTATATTTCATTCGATAATGGTCATTCACCAGTAAGGACGAAGTTATTGCCCAATTACAAGGGACATAGAAAAAATATATCTGTAGATTACGAATCATTGCAAAAGCAAAAGGCAATTATAATGAAAATGCTGGGTATGCTAAGAATTAATTATATCTTCGATAAAAAGAAATCTACAGTATATGAAGGAGATGACTTCTTAGCATACCTTGCAATTAAAAAATTCCAATCCGAGAAAATGATACTTATATCATCGGATAAAGACTTTAACCAGTTGCTATCAAATAACCTGAGGATATATAATCCCAGAAAAGATGAGATGATAAGAATGGATAACTGCAAAGAATTATTCGGTTATCATTCTCATGAAACGGTAGAGTACCTTGCAATGGTTGGAGATACTTCCGATGATATACCAGGGTTCCCGGGTATAGGCCCAGTAAAATCAAGGAAAATCCTTGATGAGGGTAGAATTGAGAAGTTTATTGCCCAGAGTAAGAACAAAGAATATCTTCAAATATGGAAAAGGAATGAACAGTTAATCGACCTTTTCTGGTTTGTAAGACATAATCCATTGGATAAGTTACCAATTAAGTCAAAGAAGAAGTTTAAGTATGAGAAATTCAAAGAGCTTTGTATCGAATACTCTTTAGCATCATTTTTGACAAATGAATTTATAAAACCATTTAAAGCATTACATCATGAGTAAGAGAATTATGTTTGTGGGTCCCTCTGGTATAGGGAAAACTACTTTAGCTAAGTATGTAGCTAAGAGAGAAGATCTACCTTTTATTTCTGGTAGTATGTCAGATTTATTACCTGCTACTGAAGGGGTATCACATAATGAAATATTATCCCTCGGTTCGGAGGCAATGTATAAAGCAGATTTTCAACTTCTGAACAAAAGGAATAGGTTATTCAAGGATAGAGAATACTTCGTAACTGATAGGAGTTATGCAGATTTGGCTGCTTATTTTTGGTATAAGCAATCAAGAACTTTACCAGAATGTGAAATGGAACATTTTTTCTGTCAATGTAAGACTTTAATGGAAGATCAATGTGATGTAGCAATCTTCTTACCATTAAATCTAGATACTTATAAGCATTGGTCAATGGAAGATAATGGTAAGAGAATACTTAACAGATTCTTCCAAGTTCAGATATCATCTCTTATGGGGGAATTGCTTGCAAATTGGGAAATACCCACTATTTGTATATCCGAGCTCGATTTAGGTATGAGAACGGAACAAATCAATTACCATTTAGATAGTATATGGGGAAAGAAGTAATAGCAATAGCCTTTTCAGATTTACATATAAATCTATGGGCTAAGTTTAATGAGAACAATCACAGGACCCTGAACAGTTTCAGGGTTTTGTCGATTATACGGAAATTATGTAGAAGGTTTAACTGTCCTGCATTATTTTGTGGAGACTTATTTCATAAGGCCGAAACAATGGACCAAGAATTAGCAGAGATATGTTATAATGAACTAATCGAAGGATTTTGGATATATGCCATATCTGGAAATCATGATATTAAGAAAATAAGTAAGGTTGGTACTAAACCCTTTAGCTGGCTTTATCAAGTAGAGAAGTATGGTATCATGATATTAGATTATGAAAAAACCCAACTATCTTCTACACATAAAGATATTATGGTATATGGGGTTCCTTATATTGATAATAATGTGGGTCTAAGTGAATACTTAAAGAAGTTAGAATTAGATAAAAGTAAAAAGAATATTCTTTTACTACACACCGATTATCCTGGTGCAAAAGATACAGATGGTAGGGAAATAGATTCCGTAGAAAACTTAAATGTGAATGTTCTCAATAAGTTCGATTTAGTATTATGTGGGCATATACACAAACCACAAAGACTATCAAAGAAGGTTTATATGATTGGAGCCCCTAACCATCAGAGGAGAACCGATAGGGACTGTGAATTGGGGTATTGGAAAATCTATGGAGATTTGTCTCTGAAGTTTGTACCTTTGAAAAATTTCCCAAAGTTCATCGATGTAGAAAGGGAAGAGGATATTAATGATGATGGCAATTATTATACGGTAATCCCTCAAAAAGCTAGTACTCCAGTTAATAACAAACATAAGATTACTAAGCAACTTTCTAAGAAGTCTCTAGCAAAGAGATACCTAAGAGAGAAAGGTATTAAAGATGAGGTTAAAACTAATCTATTAATTGAAACACTTAAAAAGGCTGAGTCATGTTAACGTTCTTAAACTTAGAGGCAGAAGGATTTTGTTCAATAGAATCCTTACACCTACAATTAAACCCAACTTGTACCATACTTATCAAGGCCCCAAATGGGAAAGGTAAAGCACAACCTTTAGAAGAACCCGTTTTAACCGCTAATGGTTGGAAAAAGATGGGGGAATTAACTCTTAATGATAAAGTAATTAACCCAGTTACAGGTAAACCTATCAAGCTATTGGGTATTTATGATAGAGGTCTATTAGATACTTACAAAATAACCTTTTCTGATGGCTCATGTACTGAATGTGCTGGAGACCATTTATGGTCAGTATTCAAATCGGGTAAAGCTAAAGACAGACTAAGAACCTTAGATACCGAGACTTTACTAAAGGATTATAAGGTTGAGAATAAAACTGCTCCTGGTACTTTCAAGTATAGATACTCAACTCCATTAACCGTACCAATTGATGGTAATTATACTAAATTACCAATACACCCCTACGTATTAGGGTTTATATTAGGCGATGGTTGTATTTCCGGTAATAGGCTTACAGTTAGAGTATCTACCAATAGAGAGGATTGGCCAGAGATAGTTGATAGATTAAGGTCATATTTGCCAGACCCAAACCTGGTTCATGAAGGTACAGAGGTAAGAGGGGCTAAACATTTTAGGATTCATGGTTTAGGTAAAGAACTCAAGGATTTAGGATTAATTGGTTGTAAGTCTAAAGATAAGTTTATACCAGAGTTATATTTGAAATCATCAATCGAGAATCGTAGATTATTATTAGCTGGTTTATTAGATACTGATGGATGTGTTGGTTCCAAAAAGAAAATCTCAAAGGTTTCTACGTATTCATCTAAGAGTGAGCACTTAAGAGATGGTATTAGCTATTTGGTAAGATCCCTTGGAGGCCTATCTACTAAAAATGAAAGTACCCGGTTTAAGTATGGTAGGTATACTACTTCATATGTGTGTTCAATACGACTAACCTTTAACCCTTTTCTAAGGAAATATAAAACTAAATCCTATGGTGAGTTTACCAGGAGAAATAGAATGGTAAATACCATAAGAAATATTGAATATATAGGGAAAAAGGTATGTAGGTGCATTAAAGTAGATTCTTCAGAAGGCCTATATATTACCAGAGATTTTATAGTTACCCATAATTCAACTATTCTCTCTGCCTTGGTATGGGCAATATATGGGAAAAACCTAAAGGGTGTTTCTGAGGTAAATACTTGGAAGCAAGTAAGGCCTAAAGATTACAAGGGTACTAAGGTACAAGTATATTTTCAGAAAGATTCTCATACATATAAGATAGTTAGATGTCAAAAGTATGATGAAGTACTTGAGGATGGTGCTAAAGGTAAAGACAGACTTATCTTCATGAAAGATGGGGATATAGTTGATATCAAAGGGAAGGGGAAGATACAGGATTTTATAAACAGAGAGATAGGTTTATCATATACTCTGTTTATGAACTCAATCATGTTTGGTCAGGGTATAAAAAGACTCATACAAGAATCTAATTCTGATAAGAAAAAGATATTCGAAGAAGTATTTGACTTAGAGTTCTTAAACCTTGCTAAAGGCATTGCATTACAAGATAAAAATAACTTGATATCTCAAATAAATGAGGTAGAGCATGAGTCTCAAATGCTTAAGAAAGAATTAGAGGCTAACAAGGAAGCTTACTTCGATATGAGAGATAGAGAAAAATCCTTCAAGCAAAAAATCAAAGAAGAAAGAAGAGAGTTAAAGCAAGATAGAGAAAAGCTAACTAAGCTACTAATTGAAAAACAAAAACAAATCAAGGATGAAGTAGATGCTTCGCTTCAGATAAAGATTAAAAAACAAAATGAACTAATCCTTGATTTGAGGGGTAAGATAAAAGATGCCAAGAATTTATCAAATGTACCTCTTAAGAAAGTAATTAAAGAATTAGTAATACAGTTAGAAGAAGGTCACTACAAACGTGCATTACGTGATGCCAAATCAATATATAAAGCGTTCTCTGACCTTGATAAATACGATAAGGAGTATCAGGAGGCATTAGAAAGGTTGGAAGAACTTAGTAGTGTAAATGATAGGTATAAGAAATTAAAATCAGACTGTGATGATATTGCTTCTGATATTGCTTCTATTGACGAAGACCTGGCTAAGCTCAAGCAAGAAAAGCTTAAGGTCATGTCTCCAAAGTATAAACAAAAACTTAAGGAGATTAGGAAGAATTTACGGAAGGTTGATGAAGACTTTCACAATAAAGAGTTAGAGTTAGAGAATTATAACTGGTTAATTAATGACCCATTGGGTAATAATGGGATTAAGGCTTACCTATTTGATTCATCCCTTGAGTTCTTAAATAAATGCCTTGATAAGTATTCAGAGGTATTGGGATTTAGGATTGAATTTAATATTGATTTGGGCACTGCTAGAAAAGAATTTGTTACTCTTATTGAAAGGGATGGGCAAATAATTGATTATGATGAACTTAGCGGTGGAGAAAAACAATTATGTAATGTTGCAATGGCATTTGCAATGAATGAAGCTCTTACGGCTTCTAAGGGTATTAACTTAGCATTTCTCGATGAGGTATTTGAATCTTTAAGTTCAGATAATGTAGAAGTAGTTACCTCACTAATACGTCACATATTCAAAGAGAAAACTCTATTCTTGATAACCCACTTAGATTCACTTCCTCTTGGTAATACCAAAATTCTGCAAGTGGAAAAGACCCAAGGCCTGAGTAGGTACCAATTACTTTAAATTATGAAAAAGAGTAATTTAACTGATTACCCAAATTATAGGGTTTCTAAAAGAGGTAAGATAATCAGATTATCAGATGGGAAAGTTATAAAATGTTACTTGAACCATAGGTTCAATAGGTATTATTGTTGGCTATACGATTCCAAGAATATTAGAGTCAAAGTATATAGGTATAGATTAGTAGCTATGGCTTGGATTCCCAATCCTGAGAATAAACCTGAAGTTTGCCATATAGATAATAATTCAACCCATGATTATTATAAAAATCTTTATTGGGGTACACATAAGGAGAATATGGAACAAATGTCAAGAGATGGGAGAAGTACTAGAAATAAAAGTATAATCAGAAATATCAGTAAGTCTCGAATTACTTTAGTAAAGAGAAAAGACTATCAGAAGGTTTCTTTTGATATACCCTCAGAGAAACTAGAGCTTGTAATTAAGGAATTCTTTGGGAGTTGAGGCTATAATGGTATATAAAAATACAATACACCATTATATTATGAACTCTAAGAATAAAGGAAATCGATTCGAAAGAAAGATAGGTGCTTGGTTTACAAAATGGACCGGATACAAATTTGAAAGGAATAGAGCGGGGAGTGGAGCTTGGCATTCAAACAAGGACTCCACTTCCGATTTAACCTGTACTGATGAAAGGCATGCTCATAGATGTAAGATATCCATCGAATGCAAGAATTATAAAGAGATTAAGTTTGAACATCTACTCTTAGGTAATAAGGGATGCGATATACTGAAATTCTGGGAACAAGCTTCTAAGGATGCAAAAAGAGCAAATAAAGTTCCCATACTCTGTATGAGATATAATTCAATGCCCTCAGAAGAATTTTTCTTTGTAGTTGGAAAGGATTTATCTTCCGTATTCTATAAACCACTATTCGATAAAGCCAATATTATGGTAATCGATGTACCAAAGATAGGTGAGATTCTTTATGTATTCATGGCTAGTGATATACTGAAGAATGTAAACTATAAGTTAGTACATAAGCAAGCTAAGTTAATTCTTAAAAACCAGTAACCCATGAAGAAGCATACCCCATACTCATATTGTATATTTTACCTTGAAAGGAAGTACTGTGATAAAATCAATAAAGAACTCAAAGAAAAGGGGTATGACCAAATCAAGGCCATTATTCCTATGGTAAACGTATTAAGAAAAACCACAAAGGGTAAGATGGTATTCGAAGAAGTACCAGTATTATTCAATTATGGTTTTATGAGAATGCCTACTAAATTAGCATTCTCAAGGCCATTTCTTAATAAGTTACGTAGGAATATATCTGGTATCAGAACTTGGTTACGTAATACCGAGACAATGCACCCAAGAAAGAAAAAGGTAAGGATTGACAATGCCGAAGAATTTGATGATTTTTCTTTAGTGGCTACTTGTAGTAGAAAAGAAGTAAGGCGATTTAAACGTATTGCTAGAGAGAATAAGAAGTTTTCAGTGGATGATTTAGTCAATGTAAAGCCTGGAGATTACTTAGTATTACGAGGTTATCCTTATGAGGGAGTAGATGCTACAGTATTAGAGGTTGACCATCTTTGTAAAAGAGTAAAAGTTCTTATATACCCTGAAATGGGAAGAATGGAAGTATGGTTACCTTTTGACAACGTTATCTATAGTGTATATTTAAATCATGACCCAGATAAACTTTATGCTAATTCTGGGGAATATGATCCTAATCAGATAACCAATGAAGCAATTGATAGTATAATGAGATATAGGAGAATTTAATGTTATGAACGAAGCTCAACAAAAAGCCTGGAGTTGTTTAATTGATAAAGAACAACAATCATTATTCCTTCAACTATCAGAAAGTAAATCTTCATGGGAAGCTGGTGAAATTTTAAAGTTATCTCATTACAAGTATCTTGAAATCCGGGAACGGTCAGAGAAATTCTTTAGGCTATTCTCGGATTTTTTTGAGAAACACACTTCTATTTTTCGACCAGATTGCCCCTGTGAGAGGAATTTCCAAGATTATATGGAGGGATGTTTAGAGAAACGATTAAAAAGAAAAGAAGCAAGCTTATTCACAGGAGACTCAGCTCGATTACTCCCAAAGGTAAACTCTAAAAATATAGAGAGAAACATGAAGAGGTTAAAGGAGTCTGATGATGAATGGGACATAGATACTCTAAGATTAATTCTTGAATTTGATAGGTGGAATAACTTTAGAATACTTCCAAGGATGCTACAACAGCCTTCTGCATTTAAAAGGCGGTCGAATAAGAAGGATAAGATATATATCAAATACCTACTTAATAGGGTACCAGATTGGATGCACACTAAACTCAAGGAAAGGTTTAGGTATAAAGTAAAACCAGGAAAGAAAAAGTATTGGGTAGCTTTAATATCTGAGGACCTATATACCGATGGTTATCTATTGTTACCAGTAAGACCTTTGGATGAAGTAGTAGATGAATTTAGTAGATTTTACATGTATGTATTCAAAACTAAAGATGATGCTGATACTTTTGGTTTTATGGTATCTAAGTTCATGATTAAAACCGAATCTGTTAAGCTTGGACAAAAATTCTGGCCAGAGTACCGTTGCTGTGTGGAAAAAGCAGTAAACTATAATCAAGTGAACAACATAGAATTCAATATTAAGAAATTGGATATGGCTTATAACACACATATCAAGAGAAAGCCTAAAAAACCTAAATCCACTGCTGCGAACCGAGCAAAAACCTCGGATTTTTTATAAAAATAAATAGAGAAATAAGATAAGATTAAATTATTTATTCTTATATTTGCAAAGAAAATAAATGAATACTTTAAAATATTAATGATATGGCAAAAAAGAGTAGAAAAGACATGAAAGCTCCATCCAAGGAGAAATCAAATTTCCTTGGTGCTTCTGGGAGAAACATGACTTATAAGGATTTAAAGAGAAAGGCTATTATATTAGGGATGCCTTTCCCTGATGCTTGTTCTGCTGGGGTATTTGACTTATTACATTATATCAATGTATCAGAAGAAAAGCCCGATAAATCGTTAATTGATAAATATGACGATTGGATGGATAAGCAATTAGAAAATATTGGGTATTCGAAAGATGACCCATTAAGAAATTCTCGATTAAGGCTTGGGTTTCTCGGAGAAGAAGGGGAAAATGGGCAAAGAAGAACCAAACGAGTTCCTGGGATAAAGAAACCTCGAGAAAAGAAACCACCAAGAGAGAGGGATGAATTTAATCTTATCAAGGGTACAAAGAAATCTTATGTATTTGAATTAACTGCAAAAGGTTTTGAACTTGATAGAGTTATTCGGAGAATGAAAAAGAAATTCCCCGAAGCAAATGAGAAATCTATCAATCTTTGGTATAGAATGGCAAAGAGGAATATAAATGGTAAAACTAAAGGAAAGTAACAACGGACCCATACGACCAGATAGATATTATATATGGACTTGGAGACCAGATACTACCAATAAGATTGTTACTGAAAAGAAATTATATAGGAAACATCTAACCGGTATACCATACTTTACTAGACACCAAGTAAAGGTTACCTTAGTTTATCTTTATGGTGTAGATGTTCTTCAATATATCCATATAATATCTGGGAGGAAACTTATAAAACAAGGCATTAGAGAATTATCCGATATGAATGGTAAACTTCTTAAAAAGGGTAGTACTAAATTCTGGTTTAAGGGTAAATTCGTAAAAGCAAGGAAGTTCATAATGCCCGATGAATATCACATGGATAAACACCGACGAAGAAGATTTATGGTACAAATGCACCGAGTCTTTAAGTCTAAAGGAAAAAAGGAATTCAATGAAAGGTACTCAATCAAACTCTATGGACAACGGCAAGGCATATCTCCCAAGTATACAAGGCAAAAGAGATTACAAATCAATCTTGCTATCCTACAGGATTTACAACAGGCTGAGTCAAGAGGAGAAACATAAATTCAATCTGTTATTCCTGCAGTACCCTCCATTGGTAAGTTCATTGGCTTTATATTTAAGAAAGAAGATGAACATCCCAATACAAAAGGTACTATTTATCAAAGCACAAAGGGATATGCTTGAAATATTCGATGAGGCATCACTTAAATTTTTAGGGTATTTGCCTAAAGAAAGGTTTATTAAGAAGTCTCTATTATTTCAAGGGTTTGTTTCATTAGAGAGTATTAAACTTAGAAGGTCTTATGCTTATATAATGACAAATAGGATGATAGAAAATCAAATATGGGTCTACCCAATTCGATTATCCGATAACTATAAAACAATGATAAAAGGGAAATACAAATCCTATACCGAAGTATTTGGGAAGGTGGGTATTCCTGGGATAACTAAAATTAAATATAGCAATGAATAATAACGAAGGTTTTAAAATCACAGCACATCAACCAGCAAACCCATTTGCAGGTAAGAAGTTTAAGATAGTCACTTATCAAGGTGACAAGGAACTTGCCTCTCAGGCAATAACAATTGAATCTCAAGTAGAATTAAAGACAACTCTAGATGAGATAAAACAATTCAATATTGCTCAGGAGGAATTAGTAAAATCTGGGTATACTCAGAAATCCATACTGGTAAAGAAACTTATAACAGAGTGATATAAATAAATTATTAACCAACTTAAACATTACGAAAATGGCTAAGAAGAAAAAAGAAGTGGAACTGAAAGAAGTTTCCAGAACAGAAATCAATGGTGCAATCATCATTAAGTACGAAGACGGCTCAGTAAAGATTATCCCTGCTCATATCATGCTTTCTGCCGAAGAAGCCGAAGACCTTTTTGGTTCTGAATCCGATGACGAGGAAGAAGAAGAGGAAGAGGAAGAATCAGACGATGATGATGATGATTCCGAAGAGGAAGAAGAAGAGGAATCGGATGATGATGATGATGATGATGATGATGATGATGATGATTCCGAAGAAGAAGAAGAAGAAGAAGAAGAAGAGGAAGAACTGACCGGTGAAGAACTTGCCGAAATGGACTTCGAAGAACTTGAGGATGTCTGCGACGACAAAGACCTTGAAACTGACCCAGACGATTACGATGAAGACAACGTCGAAAAACTCCGTAAAGCAATTGCCAAAGAACTCGGTCTCAAATTGCCAGCAAAGAAAGAAACCAAAGGTAAAGGCAAGAAAGGGAAAAAGTAATCTGGTAACTGTATTCAAGATTTAAAAGAAGGTAGGGAAATTTCCCTACCTTTACTATCAACTATTAATAAACGTAGAAGTTTACTTATAATAACCATTAACTTATAAAACATTAAAAATTATGGCAACAAAGAAATCAGACTCCAAGAAGAAAGGAGATAAGGAAAAAGACCCCGAAAAAGAAGCTAAACGTAAAGCTCGTCAAGAGGCACTCAAGAATCGGCCGGCTGAACAACGCCCTAACAGCAAGCAAATCGACGTTATTGCCATTAACGACAAATCCAAGGTAATGAACTTTGGTTATGCCGTTAAGAACAAGGAAGGTTATCAGGGTGTAGTGGTTACTTCTGTATTGGTTACGGATGGCAAACCGGTATCAACTTCAGTTTCATTCGTTCCGGGAACTCTTACCGTTAAGTCTAAGAAAGGACATGGCGTTATTTGTTCTCCGAAAAACAAAAAGGCTAAGGAAGAAGAAGAGGAAGAATCAGAAGATTAAACTCTAACTTACTAACTACTATCCCATATGTCTGCTATATAAATTTAGAGTTTAAGTTCATATGAATAACATCTACACTTAGGACGTTGTTCAGCCAAAAGCTCATTGCCTGCGAAGGTAGTGGGCTTTAATTTTTTATACCCATGGAAGAAGAGAAATTAGCAATTCGAAAGAATATTCGAATACTTGCATTGGATAATCTAATAAATACTTATACTGATGTACTAGAAGATAAAGAATTAAACCTGGGACCAGATGAAAGGGAACTTGCCATCAATATAATAAATGAGGCAAGAGAAATGCTATCAGAAGAAACTCAGGAAGTATCTAACCAAGTAATGCAAAGACCCAAATGGAAAAAGACTTAAGATTATTAGTGGGAAACATTAATCAAACTCTCAGAGAATTAGATTATGTTTCGTACCTTAAAAAGGTAGCTCTTAGTAAGGGTAAGAAAGGCGAATACCAATCACATAGGTTGAAGAGTAATTATCTGAAAAGAAAACTCATATCTCTTAAAGGAGCCCTGAATAAAAAACTTCATGGGACTTATATCGTTGCCCAATTTAATTTTATAAGAGGAGAACAAAAAGAAACTTTTGAACAAACTTTTACTGACTTATCTCAGAAAGAGGTAGAAGATATACTTCAACTCGAGGCCGTTTTAAAACAATGCAGTTTAGAAATCCTAGAAATTAAAGAAATCCCAACCAAAATTAGGAAGGTATAACTATGGTATTATGTAAATAGGAAATTCAATTATTCACCTAATATAAATGAAAATGGCTAAGAAAACAGAAAAGAAGAGTAAACCGGAATCCAAGACTCCGAAACTCACAAAGGCTAAGAAAGCTTTGGATGCTTACCTTAAAGAGAACAAGTTGGACCCTACTAAGGATTGGACCAAAGACAAGAAACATGGTAAAAAGGTTACCGAACTTGTAAACAAGCTCAATAAGGAAAGAGACAAAGTTGCTGCTGCCTACCCTGAAGCTGACCAAGAGAACAACAAGAAATTGGTAAAACTCCAGGAAAAAGAGAAGAAGGAAAAAGCTGAGAAGAAGGCTGCCAAAGAGAAAAAGGAAAAGAAAGGAAATGGCGGTAGAACAGCTACCAAATACGATTATCCTCTCATCGATGGCAGAGAAATGACTTCGGCTGAGAAGAAAAAATATCGTATGGAGCAAAGAAAACTTGCTTCAGGTAAGGCTCCCAAGGAGGAAAAGGAAACTAAGGAAAAGAAGGAAGAAAAGGTAAAAGAAAAACCGGCTTCCGATAAGAAAAAAAAGAAGGCCGCTAAAGAAGAAGAAGATTAATAAGAGCACTTTTTAACTTATCATATTTTTGAGTATTCGTTAATAATGGTAGAAGGCCTGGCAATATAAAAATTGTTCAGGCCTTTTATTTTCTAATTAAGTCGAAAATGGAACAAGAAGTATATAAACCAAAACTTAGAATCACTACACTATCAGAGAATGGTACCCCATTATCCGATAGGTTGGTAGATGCCTATATCGAGATGAATTCAGGTCCAAAAGTACAGCATAACGGTCCCATAAGAGTAGAAGTAACTCTTACTAATAAACAAGATATTGATAACTTCAAAGAATACTTAGATAGGTTATCTGGTACATTGCCTGCTAAGGCACCTAATGTTGGCAGAGGAAGACCTGCAGGGTCTACAACTAAGGAATTGGAATCACCAAGGGAGGACATTCTTGCAGATGTAGAGAAAATGATTGAAGAGGGTAAAAGCCAACAAGATATCATTAAATATCTTAGGGGATTGGGATTTGTATTTATCCTTACTGAGGACTTTCTATTTCACTTTCCTGGATTTGAGTTCAATAAAAAGGATGTGGGAGAAGCAACCGACAATAAGCAATATCCAAATTCATTCTCTTGGATGGCAAGATGTATCAAACGAGCTAAGGACCCAAAAGCAGATAAATTTGACCCAATGGTAATCTTTGGTTTTAGCATTCTTGGGGGACCCTCGAAAAAGATTATCCCATATCTCTATAAGGAAAGGAAGAAACCATTAAGGGCCCAAGTTGGTAAAAACGTAATCTCCTTCTCTCAGGCAGAATTCACTAAACTTCCCAAGTATATGAGGGAAGATGAACGTATTAAGTTCTCTACAGAGCAAAGACAATTACTTCTCAATCCAGAAAAGAAGCCTTCTAAATTCTTTATGCGATGGGTAGATGATGCTATCTTCCCCGACTCAATCAAGGAAAAGATAGAGGAAATCAAGAACCGCTAACACTTACCTCCGTATTTATTAAAAGAGTATTTTATATAAAATAATTTTAGTATATTTGCATAAAGAAAATTTAATTATGGACAAGGAAACAAAAGACATCGTAAAGCTCATTGCTGGTATTCAGATTGAATCACTCAACTCAATCAAAGAGGGTGTTAAAAATGGGAATGATATTGCCCAAGACTTAATCAAAAAACTCCTTCAGATTGAGGATGATGAAATAATTCAAGCACTAGATGAGCACATTGAATTATACGTAGAAATTGAGAATACTCCTCAACTGATAAATATGCTAAGTGAATACCAAATGCTGGTATGCTCTCACATATTATTCAGAATGGAAGATGAATGGGTACATACTAATTCTCAGGGAGTACTTGGTACCTGGGCAATCTTCCAAAGGGCAAATCTCAAATTCCACCCAGAACTAACACTTTTAAAATTTTAATATAGACATGGAAAAGAACGAATACTTAGAATCAGTAGAAATGAACACCGGGGTCGAAATGATCCCTTGCGAATCCTCTAACATTGAGGGCTTTGGTTATGACTCAAAGAAAAAACAACTTTGGGTTGCTTTTAAAGGTAATCGAGTTTATCGCTATGATGATGTACCTTATGAAATCTGCAACGGTTTACATCAAGCAGAATCAAAAGGTAAATACCTTGCAAAGAACATTAAAAATAAATTCGAAACTACAGGTTATGAACTCAGAAACTAAATTCATATTGGGCCTGGTAACCTTGGGGGCAGTGATTTACTTTATTGGTGAGAATAAAACTCATCCAGTAGAAGTGAGCACTGCTCCTTCTCGTTTTGAAAGTCCAATAACCAAGTTAATCTCTCTTCAAGATAGCATGGGCATTAAACCAAAAGAAGAGAAGAAGCAATGGTATAAATATAGGGTAGAAATAGAAACGATTCCAGAAAATCAAATCTATAAGATTGAGAAATCTGGATACCAGCAATATGAAGTTTCTAGATTGGGTGAAACTTATTCTTATGTAACCTACGAATTTACCTCAGACAAGGTAATGACTACTCAAGAAGCCTATGACTTCGTAAAGAAATATCCTGAAAGATGTACAAGGGTACCCAATACATCACAAGATAACATTTACGATAAATATAACGAGGATTATGAAGATTACATAAATGATCCAGAGGATGAAATTAACTATCCTCCAGAAATCTTCGACTTCCTAGCCGATTAACCCGAGCAAATAGAAAATAATTCAAATAAAATTTTTCTATTTAAAATAAAGTTCTTATATTTGTATCAGAAAAAGAAATTAATCATTTTACTAACATTTTAAATATAGACGTTATGAAAAAGAATGAAACAAAGGTTACTAACCTGGTTGCAACTAAGGTTGCCGAACAACTTGAAGGAATTAAAAATTCTAAGACTGATAAGGCTTCTGCTCCTAAGGCCAAAAAGACTAAAAAGGAATTGGTACAAGATGCTCAAGAAGCTGCCACTAATTTTGCCAATGCCAAATTGGTAGAACTCTCTCCCAAAACCCAAACTTCCAAAAAGGAACAGGTTGTCAAGGAAGTTAAGGAACAACAAAAACCATCCATCATAGAACAGGTAATTTCTAATCGGGAAGTTAAATACGTATACCCTGCCGATGTAGTTGATACTCTTGCTCGGAAGAAATGGAGACAACAAACTCGAAACGAACTCCATCGATTGGAACTTGCAATGGCTCGTATCAAGGACCAGAACTCCAAGGAATTCAAGGCTGCTGCTAAAGCATACGAGGACTTTAGAAAGAAAGTCCTCAAACCAGAACAAGTTGCATAAACCCTTATTAACCGGGTGCCCGGGATAATTACCTGGGCATCTTAATTCATACAAAATGGATTATACTATCTTCTCTGATAAAGAGATGCTTAAGCAGGACAAAGAATTGGTAGAATTACATAAACGATGTTGTAAGTCCTATCTAATCCAACATTCACTTAAGCACTCCAAGATTAAGAAGTTCTTTATCGTTTACGATTGGTATATAAATACCGATAACGTAAGGAATTTCTTTTTCAGACCTATAAACCTTTTCATTCAGGCATTGCTTTTAGGGCAACTTGATGAAATATCCGATTACATTAATCCTAACAAAAATGGAAAACGAAAAAAGAAACGAACCAGAAAAGTATAACGTACTTTACTGCAAAGGCAAATATCAGTATAGATCTAAATATCCCCAAATAGAAACTAAACATAAGGTTATCTATGCAGGGCCAGTAGAACCAATGGCACCCATCTGGGATAATGTATCAGATATATTAAGGAAATCTGATAGAATTTGTACTGAATCTCGAAGAGAATTAAAGAAGTTAGAGGAACGTTCACAGAATAACCTTTACTTCAAGAAAAATGGTATTACCCATATAATCGTATACAAATGTTTAGAGAAATAGTTAAAGACCTATATATAGGCAAATCGAAGTTAACCATAGAATGTAACCAAAAGGAAATACCCCAAACTACTCTGGTTCAATACATATTACAGAATACGGGGTTTACTGGTAATATGCCCGACTATGGTACCTATGGTAATTTCAAGGATGGAAAATTTGAGATTACTCCAATGATGCCTAAGCATTGCTTATTTGTTACCGGAGTACCCAAAGGGGCAATCCTTGATAATTTCCGAGTTAGAAGAACATATTGGTCCTCTTATTATGAGGATGATGTAAGAGGGTACTTATTTCAGATTACAGATGAAAGTATACCTCGTTTAATAATCACAAACTAAATATATATATGGAAGCAATCGATTATGTAAAATTATTTAAGCTCGACCAAGAGAATTATGATTTTAAAAGGGAAGAGTTTATATCCGAATTAGGTAAAGAATTTCTAGATTATTGCCAAACCACTACAATGGGGATAGATAAAAAGACTGGCAATATATACTACTACCGATTTAGGGAAATAGTTAAGAATTTCGAAACTAAATTCTGGGCAATCTCAGAACTTAAAATAGGAGAACCATTAACTCGGAAATTATGGAATGCCTTTTTCGCTACTCAGGTAGTTCCTTTAAGGCAAAGGTTATTCCCAAAGGTTCAGAAATTAATCGAAGAGCAAAAGGGGATAACCAATAACCGTAGTAAACAAGACAAAAAACCTACGAACCATAAAAAGGCAAACTATGGCAAGGGAAATCACAGACCTGCATGGGAATAAATTTAAGGTAGGAGATTATAAACTTTGCCTTAATATCCCCGTCACTGGGAAAGGTAATTTAGTATTCACCAGGGACCTAATCTCTGGTGAACCTTTTAATTTATCAGTAAGTAAGAAAAAATATAAGGGATATCTCTATAACCTCTCTTTGAATCTGTATGTAAGGTTCGATTTAGAGTATATGGGTTATGATGAAAGTTCCGATATCAGAAAATCTCATTTGTATGTCAGAAAAGGAAAATAAAATGGTAAGATTCCCAAGACCTATGGGGACTACTGCAATGGCATTAGAATATCAGAAGAACCCAAATGATGAACTTCTGATAAAGATACACAACTACATTATTAATCAATGGCTGATGGGTAATGGAGTATTATGTGGTATCACTTATGATATCAATACATTCTCATACCGTATGGGTATAGATATTAACTACATACGGGTATTTATGAGGGATAGGCTATTAAGCTCTAGAATATGGGATAAAGAAAAAGCAGAAGATTTACTTCAAGCGTTAATGGGAGAACAACTAGCATGGGCATTAGAAGACCGTATGGAAATAGCCCATCAGGTTAATATCCTAAGAGAATCTCAGGGAGGGAAATACGTACCGTTTATATCTGCCGAGCTGGGAAAGGCCCTTAAATTAAAGCTTGAATCCTCTACATCTCTGCAATCAATAGTACGTAATCTTACTGGAGGAAGTACTACAAATATCTTTGCCCAATTTAATCAACAGAACAACGTAACACAGCAAAATGCAATCACTGTTGAAGAGGCACGTCAAATCGTATTGGAATCACAAAGGGTATTAGATAAACCAGAAGAGGCTAAACTATTGGAGGATAGGTATGACATTAAGTCTCTACCTGAAGTAGTTGCTACTAAACAAGAAGGAGTAGATACAAGTAAAGAGGGTCTTAACCTTAATAAAGCAGAGTTAATGCAAATTACTGATGATTATAAGGGAGCTATGTCTTCATTCTCTAAAGAACACCATGAACTACGTAGAGAAATCGAAATGCGTATAGACCCAGACGAAGAAGACCCAGAGTTATACCAATATGAAGACTTTGAGGAAGAAGAGAAAGAGGACGGCTCATTTGCATCTCAATTCCTCCGAAATAGTAAGCTCCCATAGTTATATCAGGATATTGCATATTTAAAAAGAAAGAATTATATTTGCATATCAATTTTAATATAGACAAAAATATGAAAAACCTTGAACAACTAATGGCATCTTTCCTTTGTAGGAAAGATTTTCTAGACCCAGAGGGAACTAAATCTGGAGGAGTTCCTCATATTCAATTATCTGAATCTATTAAAATAAGGCTGTTTGATGACCCTTATCAATTGGATGCTTTTTATTTAGCTGCTAATAATCGGGTACACTTACTTATGACTACTTCTCCTCAAGGAGAAGTAGTAAATGTAACCTTTTCTACTTTTATGAATATTTTTCCTAATACAAAGGAAAGTCCAGAAGAATACATATATGAAGCTTTAAGTCAAATAATCTTGAGGAAAATGAGAATACAGAAAGACTACAAGAAAACTAAGGTTAATAAGATTAATCAAGGTACTTACTTTAAATTAAAACCCACCGATACTGCACCAGTATGGGTAAGAGACCATTTCGATAGAGCTACTCAAACTTATGCCTGTCATAAATATGAAGACTCAAATCATGAGACATTCTTAAAGGGAAATCGAGACATATACATTGACTTTACATTTTAATCACATGAACTTATTTAGACGAAAGAGATGCTGTAGTGAACTCATTGCTATTAAAAATGGCAACTTAGTATTCAAATTGAGTAATACTCATATCAATGCTGCTTATAATACTTTACAGGCAATAATGAGGAAATCGGGTATATTCGATGAGAATCTATATTTTGACTTGTACCGAGAATATAGAAGACATTATGCTATATACGACGTAGTACCATCGTTGCTAAGGTATAAGCTACCATTGATATTTTCAGGTAGATATCCTAAAAATCTATTCGATAATCAGTTTACCTTTGAGGAATTGATACCTAATGCTTTGGTATATCATAAATTACCAGAAAATTTCAGATTACCCGAAAGCTTAGAGAAAATCCTTTTAGAAGTCAAGAAAAGGGTATCTGCTTATATAGACCAAGATGGCATATCAGACCAGGGTTATAGGGATTTGGTTCGAACAAATTTCGTAAAACAATGGGATGTATTTAGAAAGGACCCATCTCTTATAGATTGCTATATGGATGCTCAATTGGGCATGCTATATATGTGGGCTAGAGTAGAAAATAAAACAATAGTAAAGAACATAATCGAAAGAACTCAAGATGAACTAGCTCAAGAGTTCTTATCTAAAAATGACGAATATGGAAAATAAAGAAAAGTTTGCCTTCAGAAATGTAAACATGTCTCAAGGTGTAGAGGTAGAATTTATTAAATTGCTTACCTCATTAGAGACTAAAAGTGATGAAGATATTATTAAAGCTTTTAAAGCTCAATTATCTTCTGGAGTATTAACTTGTCATGCAGAAATGTTATCTAGAACACCAAATCAGATAATATTTCAAACATCTCAATTCAGTAAACCCTATAACTTTTACAAAAACTGGGAATTATGGGTATTCTCTAATATCCTGGGTGTATGGACTCTAAATAGGTTTAGGATATGATTACAATGAAAAACCTCCAAGTAGAGGATATAAAAGATGAATGGTTATATAATGCCTTAACACAGGGCATCAAGGAATGTATAACTGCTCCAGTCCTAACTTTGGACCCAACAAAACCAGAACCCATTAAGAGGGCAGAAATGATATTAGAGAATTTCTCTCAGGAGGATTCTCCAGTAGTAGCTACTGTAATTGCTCCAGGCAATTTCATACAGATGATATTACCGAAACATGAGATACTTCTATCGGTAATGTTTATCTATAAAGAGAGAAATACCTATGTACAACTCATAATACAAAAACTTGCTTATGAACGAGAAAAGATTACCACCAAGACTAATGGTTCTGTTAGTAGTACTGAAGGGTGAAAAGGTATATAAAATACCTCTCGAATCAGGAATAAAATTGGACCATCTAAAAGATTTCAATACACTGAGGAGAATCTTTGTCCCTTTAGTACAACTATATCATGGAGTAGGTTTTGATACTAGACTTACCTATGATGAATTTAGTATCTTCATTAATGACCTACAACATTTAGGGTATGAAGAGTTTAATAAGTATTCCTCAGGTATACAAGAATTGGTAGAAGCAAAACCCATCACTGAAAATGACCAGGATATTAGGGAAATACGGAATGGGTTACTTACCTCTCTTAAATCTCAGGAGTTATCAGAGATATTAGCTACTAAACTAAAGCAAGCCATACATGAAGTATTTGAAAACGAGAAGAAGAAAGGTGGGCTAATGGATAAGGAACCCTCTTTAGAACCTATGGAGAGTTCAATCATAAGAGAGGCTCTATACTTGCTAACTCCCCAATTACCTTAATAATTGAAAGGCAGTCTAATCCACTGCCTTTCTTAGCGTATACACATCCTCAGCCTCCTTAAAAATAAAATAGATATATTTTTCTATAAAAATAAAAATGCTTATATTTGCATATCATTTTAAAAATAGACAAAAATATGAAAACGAACTCAGTAACTTACAATCAAGCAGACGAACTAACTAAGGTAGTTCGCAATTTCTTAGAAAAGAAATCTACATTTGAACTTGACTCCGATGAAAAGGGTCATCTCTTAAATCTTCTAATGGGACTCTTAATCAAACTAGAGGATGATTACAAACTCAATTGCTTGGATATTAATCAGGTACAAATCTATGATACTACCTATTATTCTTTCATTTTCGAATCAATCATAACTGCCGATACTAATCCCTATAAGGGGCAATTAGCATCTGCTGCAGTTCAATTCATGAATGAATTTACCGATAACGATGGGAGGTTCATATCATTCAATCAACTCGATAGAAACAACTGGATTTTCCAACTTAATTTCTCAATCGCATGACAAAGTATAACGTTAGTCCATTAGTTGCTCGGGAGATAGAATTCTCCACGGGCACTATCTTTGGTGGTAGTTGGTGCCGATACTTTATTTCAATCACCCTACATCAATGCTATATAGAAGCAACATGGAAAACCCGTCCTAAAAATGATTTAGACGGGAACAAAGAAATCTTTAACTCTTTACAGGAGTATCTAGATTGGTTTGCTAATCTTAAGAAAACTTACGGAAGGAGAATATCCCGTAAACAAATGGTATATGCTGCATACGATGAAACAACACGTACCTTCAGTTACAAACCTTACGAGAATTGGGCTACAAGACGTTCTAAGGAGAAATTAAATAATCCCAAGGAACCAATGCTGGCCGATGAATTATAATAATCCCTAACCAGTTAATATATCCTCAGGGAGTTCAGAAACACTAACCTCGGGGCTCCCTTAATTATTGCATATTTAAAATATTATTTCTATATTTGCATAAAAGAAAAATAAATATAATTATTAACCGACCTCGAACAGGGTCACAAAACTTATTTCTTATGACAACTATTAACGAAATCTTAAATCACATTATGGGTTACTTCAATGGAACTCTTGATGCTTTTGGTTACACTGCTCAATCAGTTAATGAAATCTCAAACCCAGATGGGTCATATATGGGAACTCTTAATCTCCAATTCCGGGATTATCTCATAGACGATGACGAAAAGGCAGAAACCTACTGCAGAGAATCCGATGCTTTTGAACAATACGTGATAGAATTCATTAATTCTCATTGGGATGAACATCACCAATTAAAAGAACTTAACACTAATTCTCATTACATGTCAAACTCCTACGGAGATACTATCCAGGTACATTTCAATGATGAATCCCTTTTCATTATCATTATCCTGACAGGACAATATTAACAAAACCCTCTGGGAGGCACCCAAAACACCTCCCAGAACCTCCCTATTTATAAAAATAAAAGTAATTATAGAAACAAGTTTAGAAATAATTTTGTATATTTGCAGTGAGAAATATTTCTCAAATAATTTTAATATAGACATATTATGAAAGAATTAAAAAATTTAGAGGCCATCCGGGAACTGCTTGCTTCCCACCCCATTTATACTTATGATTACTCCGATGGTCTTTTCATTAACAAGGAAGATACCAATATCCAGGTTTACTCAATCGACTTAGAGGATGAACCTTTTGCTGCTTATATCTCAGGATATATCATCACATATGCTTCGGAGGAAGTTCTCTTCGAAAATCTCCGGGAAAACATTATTTCTCACATGGACTTAACAAAGGGTGCCGACGACCAATATTATGATTATTCATCCGCACAGGTAGAGGCTATCTTATTCGGAATCCTTCAATTAACCCCAGAACATCAGGATTATATCATAACCGGACTCAAAAAACATCTCCGGGAATTTATCCAAGACGATGAACAAGATGAGGACATGATATCCCAATATACCAACATTTATAATGCTATCGAAAAATGGGAATCAGATCACCGAGAAACAGAAATCTTTCAACAACTTGCAGTATCAGAATTATTTAACCAACTAAATAAATAATCACTATGGTAAACTTATATAAATTACTCAACGTACTGGAACAGGGCATGTCTCTGTTCCAACTTAATAAATGGAAAACCGAAGGCATCTGGTATCCAATTACCCAATATAAAAAGGAATCAGACGAAATCCAGGTAGTAACTAACCTATTTATTGCTGACCAAGAACAGTATCATATCCAACTATCAGGTAATTATCCAGAAGAATTCGATGACTGGAATAACTTTCTAGAGGAAAACCAATGGAAAATCTACCCATTACTTGCAAACATAATGCAAGTCTTCTTGCCCACAGGGAACTATCAGATTATGTATACCCTATATCCACAAGGGTTCATATCAGTAATTGCTAAACCCTATAAAACTATACAATCATGATTACAGAAGAAATGAAATCCACATTGCTGGATATAGAAACCAATAACCCAGAAGGTATTCAGAATCTCAAGGCTCTGCTTAAGAATTATTCTGATATCATTAACAAGGACCAATCTACTCTCTCTGAAGAGGAGGAACAATCATTATGCGACCTGCAAGATAACATAATGATACTGATATTCGGACCACTCTATTCTCAATTCAAATTTGAATACATACAATCCGATACAATCATGGACGAAGAAGAGACTTTCATAGAAGACTTATGCAAATTCTATTTCGGGTAACAAATGAAAGACTACATCATCTTCCTATTAATGATTAGACTACCTCAGGGAACCGCTATCACTATATTCGGTATCGGTTCCCGACCTTTAACAAAAGATACGGTTTTAACAATCGAAAATACACAACTAATACCCATACTGATATGATAACTAAAGACACATTCCTGGTATCATTTAATATTCAAGGAGAAGGCTTTTGCGAGCCTTTCCTTGTTACATATCGTACTGAAGAATTAAACCCATATCTCAGATATCCAAGGCAAACATTAAATCCTAATCACCTACACGTATATTTTACCAAACAGGTAATCCGAGAACTAATGGGAATGCCCTATTATGATATCGAAATACTGGACTTCATTAGGGTACCCAGTTAACCCCATATATTATTATATTAATTTGCACGTATTATATTTATTTCGTATATTTGCAATAGAGAAATAAAAATATAATATTAACCGACCTCGAACGGGTCACTAACACATTAACATTATAACAACAAGAGCTTTTAACCAACTGCTTATCATCCTTATATCACAGGTCCAAGATTATCCATGGTCGGCTATCCTCCTTAATTCACTGGGCGATGAGAAAGACAGAGACCTTGAGGAAGATATCACCATCATCACAACTAATGGAGGACAGGAAGTAAACCTAATCCTAAATACGGATGACCTAATCCTCAATGCCTATCCCAAGGAAGAAACAGAGGAAAAACCCTTCATATCCTTCACACTAGAAAACATTAAGTATAACCTATATATCGACTAGAACATGAAAATAACAATCACTACCTTAGTAATTATCGAAGATAACGAAGTACAGGATATAATACATTCCCTCAATGAGGACCCTACCAAAGCCAAACAAGAAATCATAGACCAGGTAAATAACATATACGGTAACGAGAAATTAACCTTCTTCAGTCTTCAGGGCATCCAGGAATACTTCGAGACAATACACTTAGAATGCCAAGAGATATCCTTTAATCGAGGAGGAACCGTAATACAGAAACAAGGAATACCAGAATTATGATACAAATCCTATACATATTATCCAAATCCTTAGTAGGGCTCTACTTCCTACTAAGGATCCTAGACGTAGAGAAGACCTACTCCCAACACAAAGAAAACCAAATAAAATATCCCAAAGCCTACATAATAACCAAGTACCTAATATACCTATTACTATACAATATCCTAATCGAATACCTATTCAAGGTAATCCTATAATACTACCCATCCACATACTACCCACCAAACAAAACAAATAATCAAAATCTTAATAGCGCTAACTAAGGTACACATATAACTAATACACCTATCCTATATACCATCAATATAACATATACTAATCATAATACATACTTACCTTCCTTCCCTTGGGGTACCTCGCCGGGGGTGGGAAAAATTGAGAATGAGATCTAGGTACCTACCTACTACTATACAAAGCCACTCAACTCACTATATAGCCACTATACCAGATAGCTCTACTACACACTTTAAAGGCAAACTCAAAAAGGCCTAAAAAGGCAAATAAATCCGACCATTAATGGCCTCTAAATCCGATTGCCTTGAGTACCCTTTATATGTATTATATTATAGATTGCATTCAAGGTAATTCGAAGGTAGGGGATTATATAATACAGATATGTTATGTAGCTTCTATGTATGTAGGTAGTATAGCTTTAGTACATCGTCGATTAATGGCCATCACAATTTACCTTGATTACCTTCACCAAGTTATTATATTATGTATTATATAATAGATATTGGTTGGGGTTAGGTAATAGGATTTGGTAATCAAGGCAAATTATTTGTTAGGTTTTAGGGCTAAATGGTTTATAGGATTTAAGGCCTTCAAGGGGCATATTTAGGTAATATTCCTAGTAAGTATGTAATTTATTTGCTTAGTATTTATATTAGGGATATTTGCAGAACTCTAGGACAATTTTGTGATTTAGGGGTACCTAGATTGCCTAGAGCCATTAGGTATTATATAATATATTAGTTATAGGTAGGGAAGGTAAATGGCAATCTCCATTCATGGCCCCGAGGATTTAGGTAAATATAATTCAAGGCCCTTAATAACCTACGAAGGCAATTAGGGTTATTGCATATATAATATATTATATTTATATTTGCAGTAAGAAAATAAAATAATAATCACTTAAAACCCATTACCTATGAACACTAAAGAATTATCAAACCGATTAACACAAATCGTTACAAGGCATTACTAATACTCAACCTATTAAGATTAAGGCTACTATCGAGGTTTTCCTTGAAGAATTTGACCCAAGCCTAACTAAGGTTCTGGGTTTTTACTTAGCCTAACTTAGTAAGCCCTTATAGGCTATCCTAATCTCTATAGGCTTACCATAGTCCCTATATGGCCTTATTGAATTAGGACCTAATAGGTTTATAGAGGGCAATAATAGGGATATAGCTAATCGGCCTTAATTCTTTATCACCTTAGTCGATTAATGGCCTTCAATATACAGGTATATAATACACTCTCAAGAGGACAGGCATAAGCCATATAGGATTATCCATATACATATCATATATGCCCACTACAAGGCGTGTGAAGATTGCCTTTGTGAACCCCCAAAATTAAGTGCAAATATTAAGTCCTTTTAGGGTGCACAATATTTTCTATTTTATGAATTTTTCACAAAAATAATTTTGAAAATAAAATTATTCATTTTCTCAAAAATTTTTCTTGAAAATGTTTGTAGATTAAAATAAAGTTCGTATCTTTGCAATGTGAGAAAAACAAAGCGATATTTGAATGAATTTTTAATTAAAACTTTTTAAGAAAATAATTTTCTAAAAATTTTGTAGATTAAAAAATAGTTCTTATATTTGCAATACAGAAATGAAACAAATACCACCTTATTAGAATAGTTAAAAAAGTCTTGAAAGTCTATTTGAAAAGGTAATAAAAATAATTAATAATAAAACTTTCAAGCATTTTATTATGAAAAATCAAATTAACAAAGTGAATGTAGAAAAAGCAAGTGCAAACGCAAAAGCAAATAGTTTAATTGCTTTAGATGTATTGAAAAGCGTTAAAGAAAAAAACGCGGGTCTTTTTAAAACTTCCCTAGGGACAAAAACAGAAATTTACAAAAAAGAACTTTTTGAGGGTGCAAACGAAAAGCAAATCAAATCGTTACGCAAAAAGTTTAGAAATGTAACTTTCAATTTTCTTTCCACGATTGCAAACAATGCAGATAAAAAACTAATTGAGGGCTTTATAGACTTTTATAAACAAGTCTACGTAACAAACGATTTTTCTTTTTCTTCTATTGCAAGTGAAAATACTAAAGAAGAAAAGAAAGCGATTTTAATAAAAGGGCTTGAAATCGTGAAAAAATCAATGAAGTAAAACAAAATCGGATAAGGAGTAAAATTTTACTCCTTATCATAAAAATAAAATTATTATGTTATTAATTTTGTTTATTATCTTATTAGCTGTTTTTGTTAGTTCTTTATATGTAGTTTATATTCTTTTAAAACCAAATCATAGAATAATATCTACTATTATTGACGTACAAACTTTTCAATTAATTAATGTAGAGCAATTTCTATTGCTTGAACAAATAAGCATGGACTATCTAAATGAAATTGAATATACAATTTATAAAAAATTTTCTTTTAAAACTTTTTTACTATACTTATGTTATTGTTTAGATGAACAATTTGAAGAAAATTTAAATAATCATTTAGTAGGTAATTAAGAAAGCAAAGGGACAAATAAAAATGTTTGTCCCTTACTTTTTATTTATGAATGTTAAATTTAAGGGAACCGTTCGGCCCTTTGAATACCAGGAAATTTTGGCTCCTCGTATTAAGGGGTACCCCACATCCACACACCACACATGCTCACACAAAGAAGCCCAGAACAGATTAACCATCCCGGGCCTATACCTACAAAATACTCCTAAGTAAATCCTTAGTCCTATCTTTCCCCAATACTCCCCTAACTCTCCTACCATTCTTCTCATAAAAGAAAACATACCATCTCTGAAGATTAATCAACCACCAAGCCTTAACTTCCATATCAAGGAAATATCTATCAATGCAACCCTTCTCCAAATCGGTAAGCCACATCTGATACCAAATCCTATTACCTTCCCTACATCTTAGGATTCTAACAAACCCATCTTCCTTCAAAGTCTCAACCTTCACCATAACCTTCCTCCTTTAATTGATTATCTATCTCCATTTCAAGAATCTCCAATCTCTTCGAGGTAATCCAGGATATCTACTGACCTTAGGTAAAAGCATAAGCCCTTCCTACAATCTTTATCCATTAATAGGTATTCCCTTGCCTTATATAGCCTTGCTACTGCAGTTCCCTTACTTATGTAATCTGTACTTCTCATATTCATTTAGCATTTATATAAATATATAGAACTCATGGCATCCCATGGGTAGAGGACTACAATATCAAGAGAGCAATAATTATAAACCAATAAAACTTATTAGATTATGAACGAATTTAACTTTAGAGTAGCCAATGCTGCACCCAGGGCATCGGTCTTTGAGATAGGTCAGAATGTTGGGGATACCAAGACTACCTATATCTACTCCTATAAGACCAAGTACATTAATGGCAAGAGTACTGGGCAGAAGACTAATGTAGATTGGGATATGGAATCCAGCATCCCCCCTTGGGTAAGCGTGAAATATGCTTTTGAGGGCAATGATTGCAAAGTAACTTTTACCACCCTGCAAGAGAATACAGGTTCCTCTGCCAGAACCCATACTCTTGTATTTAAGCAGAGAGAATCTGGTCAAACTATATCTTTCCCTCTAAGTCAAGAACCCAACTTCACTTATACCTACACTTCTTAGGTGTATTGAATGTAAGTGCTACCATAGGAGCTAATAGGTAATACTACTACGATTATGGTTCAATCTTATATGACTCGAAGTGATGGAGAGGTAATGGCCAAACAACCATCCGTAGGAGTAACTCCTTCTTGGGCAACTAAGGTTACAGTTAAAGATGGGTCTATTATGGCAGGTGCACCTAATTGGTACCAAATTATAGTTGAAGCAACTGCAGCAAACTCGGGTTCTTCAGAAAGGTCCGGAACACTCTTAGTAACCTGTGGTGACCAACGTAGAGAAGTGACTATATGGCAGAAAGCTGCGGAACAGGATATCACCCTTACAATCAATTGGCCTCTGAACACTTTTTCAGGAGCTTTCTTCAAAGAGGGGCAAACACCTCAAACTGGTAGTACTGGTACAGCTTATTTTAATTTCTCTGTATTAGATGATACCTCAGTCCATAAGTATAAAAAATCTGAGGGTGTAAGAGTAAATTTACGAAATGGTAGTACTGAAATGGCTTACCCAGGTGATCGTATATCAGCTTATAGATTTACTAATCAAACTTGGCAATTAAGGTCTACTTTCCTATTGCCTTCATCAGACCAAATAATCACTTTATAAATTTCAAGGATATGGAAAAGAAAAATGTAGTATCATTCCGTAGGGGGAGGGAGGTCACCACCCTTGATTTAAGTTTTGCAGGGGCAGGAGAAACTACCGTAGTAATGGTTGAATCTATTACCTATAAGTACATCAATGGTAACTTAGCTCAAGAATATGCTGCTAATTGGAAAGTGGAATCTCAGAATTTACCCTCAGGTAGTACTATTAAGACTTCTGAGGTTCCTTCCCAATTAACCATTACAGTACCAGCTAATAATACCTCTTCCACTCGAAGTGGTAAGATAGTACTTCTCCAACCTGCATCCGGTAAGAGGATTACCATTAATTACTCTCAGGTTCCTCAGAGATATATAACCTCAACTAAATATTTCTGTGTAGGTAATCCGGATAATGGAAACTATATCTATGATGCCAACACAGAAACTTATGAAGCCCATGTAGTTTCAACTACATCCAGAATGATTTTCGAGGTTTTCAAATCAGATATCTATTCTGATGGTACTATCGAAACTGAAGGAATGGGAACTACTGATACCTTTGAGATATCTCAACAAAGTCCCTTTAATGGTGGTTTCTCCATAGCTTTAGACCAAACTCAAGGTACTGATTCTATGATAATCTCTACTAAGGGAGGAAGTTCCGGAACTTATTTTGGATTTTTTTATATACGATTTAGTTATGGGGACATTATAGCTAGTAACAGAATTGACATGTATCAATATTAAAAGAAAGATATGGAAAATTTAAATCCCCCCCCCCTAAATCTGGTATTTAGTACCAGAGCCGCATCTCAGGAAATAACAGTACCTTCAGATGCAACCAAAAAGACCTTTACCATTCACTCATATAGAGATACTGTAGTGAATGGTAAAGTATCTAAGTCAGATATTATTGACTTTACTACAAGTATCACATATGACCCACCAATCTCATCAAGTAATGCTTGGGTTTTTACTAAGAAGACATCAAATGATGCAGTATCTTACAATTTAGAAGTAGACATTTCTGCAAACTCAGGTTCTTCAAGTAGAGCAGCCACTATCACTCTTACCCAAGCCACTACTGGTAAAGTTATCACTATCACAATCACTCAGAAGGCAGTAGATATCCCAATGTATGTAGAAATATGGGGTAGGTATGATAAGAACTCTCTAACTACATATAAAGACTTACCCTATACCTTAAACTATAATGGTCAATATGTAACTTCAGGTACCTTACCTGCATCTCAAGATGAATATTTACTTATACCTGTAACTAAGGTCCCTTGGTCTGATAATGGTTCATATACAGAACCCACTGCTATATTCGAGCTCTACTTAAAAGGTAGTCAATTGGTACCTTATTCTGATTTCTATTTTAATATGAGTCTCTATGATGCTCAAGGTTTATTTTATGGTTGTGGTAGAGAATATTCTCAAGCCATTAATTATAAGATAGATACAGTAGACCCATCCGATTGGACTCCCTCTGGTTCCTATAGTCATGGTTCTATTACCGTTAAAAAAGGAAACCTTTCTCCTTCAGATTTCTCCGGAGGTATACTTATAGAACTTATACTGGGCAATAAGATAAACGGATATGTTAAAAGGGTTATGCTTAGAATCAAGATTAATTAGTCAAAGCCATTAGCATTGCAATTACCCAACATACAAGGGAGATGGTATATGCAAGGGAATATCTATGCCAAGGGTACCAGCAGGTAATATAAGAATCTGCTTTTAGTATTTCTGGATGTTCTTCCTCGTATTTTTTATCCTCTTCTCTAGAACTGTATTTATGAAATACATAGAAAGGTAAGAATACGAGGAAGATTATTAGAGCAACTGGGAACAAGAGTAGGAGAAGAATCTCCCACCCTTGCATTGATGACCCAGCATAATTACCATCTCTGTCAAAAAAGTATCTCATAGTAATTTGTATTTTATGTATCTGATTAATAGATAAATTGGAAATAGAGGTAATACTATCCATACCGAGATGAATAAAACGAGAGAGTGTATTTTGTGAGTATAGGGTAAATAATCCAAGCAAGCCCTTACAAAAAATACCGTGAATGGCAAACATACCAAGTAAATTATCGCTAATACTGTAGTCATTGTTCTTTGAGGTATTTGTTAATAATCTTGGTAAGTTTCTTATCAAATTCAATCATTATATCGAAAGCTTTCGAATCTTTCATACTTCTCATCCCTTTATCAAGTAATTCTATGTTTCTCTTAATTGAGAAATAGGCCTTATATGCAAGGAATACTCTTTCATTTTCTTCGGTAAGCGGACGAACTTCTCCCTTTTGCCCATCCAATCTTGGGTATGTATCATCAGGACCCAAGGTTCTTGCAACTTTTACTCGGTTACTGAGCATTGCGAATCCACCTTTTTTATCAATAGATTCCACTGTAACTTTCTCTATGATGGGTCTTCCTGATAATACGAAGATAACTTCATCACCTTCTTTGAGCTTTTTGATTTCTTTCTTTTCTTTTTTCATATCTATTTTATTTAGAAATTTTCTTTATGCAAATATACGAAATTATTCTTTGTTTATTGCATTATCTATTTTATTTTTAATAAATTCATAGGCATTACCCCGGTAATCCTCTAGCATTTTGTATTCCTGTGGAGATAGAAATATTCCGTTTACTTTAAAAGCATCTCTTAGATGTTCTGGTATAGTGCCTTGGTGAGCGATGTTATTATAACGGATGATGAAAAGTTTCTCTTTATCTTCATCTATAACACCAAAAGTGTTGACTGGTTGGAGTTTAGTTTGGTAAATTCCCCCAAAAGCAGAAGGTACCATTAAAATACTTCCCGGTACTCTAGTTATCCAATGAGAATAATCGGGAGTAATTACGGCAATTTTACCCTCTTTCTCAAGCTCTTTATCATAAGCTAATCGATTAAACCAAAAAGCACATTTAAAACAAACTTGTTTTCTTGCCATAAGTTGGGGAATCTCTCTAGTTTCATCGAATTCCTCTAAATTAATTGGTTTGCCACATATCTGGCATTCATTTTTCTTGCCCATATTGCATTATTTTATAAGTTATATATGATAATAGAACCTCGAAACATCCTAAAAATGGGTTATAAGCAATACTTTTGTTACTAAAATTGAACCATTAAAACTGATAAGTTATGGATAAACTAACAAATGAAATGATTAAAGACCTTGCTATTCGCTTAGGTCTAGAACCTGCTCTATTGAAAGCTGTTCAATTGGTAGAAGCAGCAGGTAGAGATGGGTTTTTAGCTGATGGTAGGCCTCAAATCCTCTTTGAGGGTCACATTATGTACAAAGAAGTACATAAGAAATTCCCTGACAGAGATTTAGCTTACCTTTGTAAGAGATATTCTACGATTTTCTTCCCTAAATGGGATAAATCGAAGTATTTGGGAGGTGTACACGAGTATAAGAGACTCGAATTAGCCAAAGAAATTGACGAAGAATGTGCATTGAAGTCTGCAAGTTGGGGAATGTTCCAGATTTGTGGGTTCAATCACAACCTCTGTGAATGTAAAGATGTCTTCGAATTCGTTCATAAGATGTCAGAATCTCATGCAAATCAACTAGAACTCATGTATTATTTCATGAAAAACTCTGGTTGTTTGAGTAATCTCAAAGAAAAGGACTGGGCTGGCTTTGCCAGAAAATACAATGGTCCCGGGTATGCCCAGAATGCCTACGACCAAAAACTAAGAAATGCTTACGAAAACTTTAAAGGTAAATTATGAAAAGATGTCATTTTAACAGCTGGGTAGCAAAAGTATTCCTTTTCCCCAGTTACAAGGCAATTACCTTCCTCTATAACTCCTTCTTCAAGGATAAAGAAGAGGATTTATTGCAAGAGGATATTGATCACGAACGTACTCACCAAGTACAACAGATTGAGTGTACAATTGTGGGTCTGATTCTAGGAATCATTCTCTGCTCATTGGGTCTATCCTTCTGGTGGATTCCTATCCTTGGTTTGGGATTCTTTTACATTTGGTATGGAATCGAATATCTTATTATCATGTGCTTTGCCGGTTGGAACAAACAGAATGAGAGGTATCATGATGTAAGTTTCGAAGAGGAAGCTCACAATAATGATAAAGACCCATACTACTTGGAGAATCGTAAACCATTTGCATGGCTTAAGTACGTAAAATTGAGAAGTTATAAGAAATGAAGAATCTAAAGGTATTGGGAGTGTGCGCTGGACAGGGTGCACTCCTGTTCCCTTTTAAGAAAAATTTGTTAGGGAATATAGAGATTAGAGGAGTATTCCATACACCGGGCGAAGAACAATGGAAACTCAACTTTGGGGATATACCATTCTACAAGGGTTTCTGTTTACAAGAATTTGATGAGAAAGTAGATATCATAATTTCATCCCCAGACTGTGGTGCATCCTCAGTTATGAGGTTATCAAAAGTAAAGGAGTTGGGCAATCCCCAGGATAATCGTAGTCTTAATCTAGTAATTGCTGCAATATTAGAGTATAAACCTAAGGTATTTCTTATAGAAAATCTACCAAGACTACTATCCTTGCTACCCAAGGATTTCTTTGAGGAAACACTGAAAGACTATAAATTAGTTTTTCATGAAAGGTCAGTTTCTGACTATGGGAACTCTCAAGTGTCAAGGAAGAGATTACTCATCATTGGAGTTCATAAGAAGACCGGTAAGAAATACTTAAATGCTTTTGATGAAGTATTTAAAGTTAATGAACTAAAGACAACTAGAGAGTTGCTTAAGCCGCTAACGTTTAGCTCTGAAATTGATACTAACCAAATTCCATTTATGGCAAAAACCCTGGCAATGTATGACTATCGAAAGCTACCAGAGAAAAAGAATCTTACAGTAGCAAAGATACATAGACTCTGGGTTAGAGACTTCAACAAGGAAAAGAAGTGGCCTATCAAGACAACTAAGATGAGTACTCTCCCGGGAGTATATCGATTGGAAGATGATAAACCTCCATTAACCTTGAGACCTGCAGATAGGCAATTTAGACCAGATGGGTACCCATTGGGAGTTGAGGATTTCAAGGCAATCATGGGATTCCCAGAGAAATTTAAAATTTACCTCTACAAAACTACCAGAGGTGATACCTATGAAGGGGATTTTAAAAATCACCATTATTGGTTAAACAAGGCAAGGTACACAATTGCCAAGGGTTCGGTTTATGAGGTGGGGATTTGGTTTAAGAAATGCCTTAAACGGAATCACTAGTTTTAGCTTTATATAGAAAGTATTCTATATAAGTCCAAACACTGCCTTGAAATATATAGATATATAATATACTACGTATATATATCTATATATTTATCTGCGTATATATAGCTATCATATCATCTATATCAGTAGTAGTATATTGGGATATTATCTCACTACGTTCGATAAAGGTAATCGCTTAGCGATTACCGATTAGATAGTATGTTATTAATCGCGAACTTCCTAAAATTTTGAACCATGAAGAAATTAAAATGGGCCTTGTTCATTGTACTTCTAGGATTTACTATTTACCTTTGCTTCAGGAATTACAAACTGACTCGAGAAGTTTATTCTCTGAATCAAGCGGTCAATGAAATCCCAGATACAGTCTACTCAGACAAACCCTTCAAACCAGAGAAGAAGTACTCTGAAGAAACTCAACCAGGTAAAATCTTAGTTTACGATAACAAGAAGCAGTCAACTCTCTTTCCTGATTCCATAAGACAGCCAGTTATCAGTAAACAAGATTCCCTGGTTCAAGTTGTCTTAAAGAAGAATCAGTTGAACTTAAGTTTCCTGAATCAACAATTAGGAACTTATTCAACTAGACTATTCAATATCGATTTGGATAAGTACAACTACAACTGGTATGAGGGTCAATTAACTCGAAAGAAAGTTGCAAGGTTATCACTTAGTCCATACGTTTATGGCAAATATAGACCTTTCAATAATCTCTTCGATATGGGAGCTGGTCTTTCAATCAAGACTAAGAGATTTAATTACAAATTCGGAGTCAATACCTTTTACTACCCAAAGATAAAATCTGGTATAGGTACTGACATCGAATTTCAAATAACGTATAACTTTTAAGTAATGGCAAAGACTATCTCAGAAACTAGAACTACATTAACTCGGGAGGAGCTATCAAACCTATCCCGAGTTTCTAGTGATGTTTTCTTTTTTAGCCTTTTTTGCTATGTGATACATCCAGTAAGAGGAAAGGTAAGATTTGATTTATACCCATTTCAGAAATCAGTTCTCTACAATTTCATTGCCCAACGATTCAATATCATTCTCAAGTTCCGTCAGGCAGGAATTACAGAACTTATTTCTATGTACTGTCTTTGGTTGGCGATGTACCATCCCAACAAAAAGATAAACATTATCTCTATCAAAGACACAACTGCTAAGAAGGTGCTTAAGAAGATTAAGTTCATGTACAAGAATCTTCCATGGTACCTTCAAACTCCCATAATCAATGGTAGAGCTGGAGAATATGGCTCTGCTTCCATGATAGAATTTGATAATGGGTCATTTATTGAATCTATTCCGACATCATCCGAAGCCGGTCGTTCGGAATCCCTTTCTCTTCTGGTAATTGACGAGGCAGCAGTAGTAAGATGGGCTGCTCAAATTTGGGCTGCTGCATTCCCTACCCTTTCCACTGGTGGAGCTGCCATCGTCAATTCCACTCCCTATGGAGTTGGTAATTTCTATCACTCAACTTGGGTAGATGCCATTGCAGGAGGTAATCCTTTTAACCCAATTCGATTATACTGGCAAATGCACCCAGAACGAGATATCAATTGGTATAACCAAATGTCTTCTGCTTTGGGAGCAAAACGAACTGCACAAGAAATTGATGGTGACTTCTTATCATCTGGTAATACAGTCTTCGACTTAGCCGATATTAAAGCTATCGAAGACTGCCTTAGTGATTACCCAGTTATTAAGAAGAGATTTAATGGTCAATACCGACAATTCTGTGAACCCGAATCAGATAAAGAATATTTCATTGGTGCAGACGTTTCAACTGGTAGAGCTTCTGACTACTCTTCATTTACTTGTATGGATAAGCTAGGAGAAGAACAAGTAGTATATAAGGGAAGAATGGCAGTGGGAGCTTATGCTAAGTTACTTGGTGATACTGGGAAGTTGTTTAACTGGGCAGTAATAGCTCCAGAATCCAATGACGTTGGTTTATCAGTAACTTCTAAGCTTCAAGACGAAGGCTACCCTAACCTTTACTACTACCAGAAGATGCTAAAGAAAAAAGGTAAAAGTAGACCTGAAATGGATAAATCCCCTGGTTGGTTAACCACCCAAAAGAATCGTTCAGTGATAATAGAGAACTTGGAAGAAGATATTCGATTAGATCACGTAATCATTAAGGACCAATTCTTTGTACAAGAAGCTTATACCTTCATTTATGATGGTTTAGGTAGACCTGTTGCAATGGGTAAACATAGGGCTAACAATTCAGCTGTAGATGTAGACCTTGAAGGAGATGTATATGCCGATGATGATATCTTTGGAAAAGCCATATGTAATCACATAAGGAAAGGAAAAACTAACGTAATCGTACAACCAAGATGAAAAAGTACTTCAATTTTAGTTGGGGTTGGGGACGTAAGAAGGACCCTCCCAAGAATGGTACATCCTCTAATAAAGAGGAGAAGCCTGCCACATCTATTTCGCCTGGTAGGGTTTCAGTTGACGATGATAGCGATAACTTAATTACATCATTACAAGGGTTGACTAAATTAGTTGAACCCTCTTTTCGTGTTGATGTGATACCTTTAATTCGGGATTTATATAAGGTAAATCCTGATATGGGCATTGCATTGCAAGATATGTTTAAGTTAGCTAACACCAGTCATACAGTAACTTTCCCTAATAATACCGATGAAGAGGCTTCAAAGATGAGAGAACATCTTAAGAAAGCCACCAAGGGATGGACCAGATATACTGCTGGTATAGATGGTTTAGTTAATAAAATGATTGTTCAACTTCTTGTAAGTGGGGCAATATCCGTAGAAGGAGTACCAAATGATAAGCTTGATGGTTTGGCTACTGTATTATTCCTTAAGCCAGAACACATCAAGTTTAAACGTGAATTAAATGGGGTGTATGCTCCTTACCAAAAGAATATAAATTTCTTTGTTAAGCAACAAGATTACATTAAGCTTAACCCAGAAACCTACTTCTATGTTGGTATGTTCAATGATACCGATGAACCTTATGGAGTTCCCCCATTTATGCCTGCATTGGATTCTCTCAAAGGACAAAATGATATGAAGATTAACTTCAAACATATCATGGAGATTTGTGGTATGGTTGGTTTCTTAGAAGCTAAGATGCAGAAATCTCCACAAAGGCCAAATGAGAGTATAAAAGCTTATGAATCCCGATTATACCATGAACTTAATATCCTTAAACGTAATGTTAAAGAGGGTATGAAGGATGGAGTAGTTGCTGGTTACATAGATGACCATGAATTCAAACTAAATTCTACTACTAAGGAGCTCGGTAATATCGAGAAGCCTTGGAATATGAACCAACAATCTGTAGCAAATGGGTTGGGAGTTAATGGCTCTATCATTGGGGTATCATCTACTACTGGTGAAGGTGCAACTGGTATAATGCTGTCTAAGATGATTAGCCAGTTAAAAAATATCCAAATGCTTGTAGCTTATGTATTGGACCGACTTTATTCTCTAGAACTGCGTCTGGCAGGCTTTAATAATAAGGGGATGAAGATTGATTGGGGAACTTCTACAGTTTCTGATGAAGTTAAAATCCAACAAGGTCTTCAGTATAAGATACAGAACCTTGACTTATTGTATAAGGCAGGTATCATTAGCCAAGAGCAATATGCTTGGGCAATGGGTTATGATTCACCAGATGAAAAGGAACCAAGAGTTTCACTTGAGGACCAATTTGCTAAGGGAGGTAATACAGACCCCCAAGAAGGAACTAAGAAGAAACAGAGGCAAGATGATAAAAACCAATCTGCTCGTAGGTCAAGAGATAAGAATAACCCGGCTCCTTCTCGAGGAGACCAAAATACTAAAGCAAGATGAGTAAATTCACAAAGAAAAACAAAGAGCATCTTGATTCTATGGTGATAGGTCAAGGCCATACCATTATGGCTGGGTATATCCCAGAAGCAGTGGGAGCCCAGACTTTCTCCGAGAATTATTACAAATGGAAGAATCCTACACCGGACACCATTGCTCAATTTGGATTTTGGGGAGGGGATATAGATTATAATACCTATTATCCTAACCTGGATAAATCGGAATTAACTCCAAAGGATGAAGAGTTTATCGAACCTATGTTCCGATTACTTTCAGAAACGATTGTATCTAAGAATTGGAACCCGACAGACTTTGGTCAGAATGGAGTACTAAAGGCTTCTATGAAGATGTTGCTTGGTCAAACAGTAAACTGTGACCATGAAACCAACATCGGTAATGCTATTGGTGCTGTATCACAAGTAATGTGGCAGGAATCCTATAAAGACGGTAGCTTTACTATACCCGCTGGTATCAACGGTATTCTGAAAATCGATGGTAAGGCAAACCCAAGAATTGCTAGAGGCATCCTTATGGAACCTCCTTCAATTCATAGTAATTCAGTTACTGTACAATTTAAGTGGGATAAATCCCATCCCCAAATGGAAGATAACGAATTTTATCAGAAACTGGGTACTTATGACTCTAAGGGAGTTATGGTACGTAGAATTGTTACTGAAATTGTTCGTTACCTCGAGACCTCACTAGTTTCACATGGTGCTGATTCATTTGCCCAGAAAATTGGTTCGGATGGTAAAATCATTAACCCAACCTTTGCCAAAAGAACTTGGGCATCTTATGAAGAATACCGAGATGATAAATCGAAGCAATACTTCTTTACTGATTATAAATCAGATTTAACATCATATCAAGAAAAGAACGATACTCAGGGTTCTTTTAATGATAATGATGCCAAGGATAATCATTCAAATAAAAATAACATGAACGAAGAATTACTAAAATTTCTTGAAAGCCTTTTCGGGGATAATATGCTTACCCTGGAAGAAGGTAAAGAGATGAATCAGGAAAATGTAATTGCCTGCATTCAGACTTTGGTATCATCCAGAAACGAATTGCAAACTTCGGTAGATAATCTTACTACAGAGAAAACTTCTCTTACGGAACAGATTACCAACTTGAATGCTGAAGTAGCTAACTTGAAGGAAATGGCAACCGTAGGAAAGAATCACATTGCTTCTCTACGTGAAAATGCCGTAGAAACCTACAAGAAGTTGATGGGTGATAAGGTAGATGAGACAATCGTTACGATGCTCAATGCCGAGACTACTGGTATTACTACTCTTATTTCCTTGACCAAGGATTACCAAGCTCGCTTGGAAGAGAAGTTCCCTCTCACTTGCTCAAAATGTGGTTCTAAGGACGTCAACCGTGCTTCCTCAATTGCTGAGGATGATACCGAGGGTAAAACTGGAACCCAGGGTACTGATACCCAACGGAATTCAGAATCTCCGAGTACTAAGAATGTAATCGATAACTTGTATCGAAACAAAATCAAATAACTAATATAAATAATCCGCGTTATGGAAAAAACTAAAATCGTAAACGACCCTCAGCAACTTACTCTCTTTGGGGAAAGAACCCCGAGAGCGGTGATTTACAAAAGTGAGTCACACAAATTGCACCAGGCTTTCAATGTTAAAGCTGGAGAGAAAATCGTACAGGGTATGCCAGTGGCTTTGAATGAAGAAGGTTTGATTTACCCTTGCACTGATACAGCTACTCAAGTTTATTTGGGTGTAGCAGTAACGGATAACGTTAACCCTGCTTATCAACCTCAAAGAAATTTCCCGGTAGAGGTAACAGTAGCTATGGAAGGTTACATGATTTGTAACTGGGTATCAAACGGAAATATCGAAGCTGGCTATGTAACTCCCGATGGAAAATTGCTTAACGATAGATTCGTAAAAGCTAACCAAGCAACTTCAACCCAGTTCATTGCCCTTAATCCAGCAGAAGAGGCAAATGAGGTAATTCAAGTACTCATCAAATAAGAGAAAAGAAGTTATGGAAAATAAAATAGATATTACAAAGTTGAAGGCTCAGGATTTTATGAATGAGCTGCCGGAAATGGTAAGAAGCTTGGAAGCTGTTCGTTCCGGTTCACAGGACAAGAAGCCTGTAGAGGTAACTTTTGGAGAATTGGTTACCGGTAAATGGGGTATTTCAGAAGATGAATTTTTTGAAAAGATGGGCATCAATCCAAAAGTGGACACGATGCAGAACATCTTTACAATGCCCCAACAGAATATTCGTTGGATTGTTCCGGAAATCATCCGTGCTGCTATCACATTGGGTATGCGCCAGGCTCCGTTCTATCCGAACATCATTGCGTCTGACCAACCAATCAATGGTTTACAAGCAATCATGCCGATGGTTAACATGTCGGATGCTGCCCCTGCAAAGGTTAATGAGGCAGAAACTATCCCATTGGGTGATGTTAGCTTCGGACAGAAATCAGTTAGCCTCTTCAAAATCGGAAAAGGTTTCAAACTTACTGATGAAGTTCGTAACTATGTTTCGCTCGATGTCTTGGGAATCTACCTTCGTGATTTTGGTGTTCAGTTGGGTTATGCTCTGGATACTCTGGCTATGGACGTTGCTATCAATGGTAACAACCCCGATGGCTCTGAGTCTGCCCCGGTAATCGGTGTATACGAAACAACTAATGGTATCACTTACAAAGACCTTCTGCATATTTGGGTACGTGCTGCTCGTATGGGACGTAACTTCCAAACTATGATTGGTGGTGAAGACCAGGCAATCGAAATGCTGAACTTGCCGGAATTCAAGGATCGTCACTCTGGTACTACAGAAGCTACCCTGAATGTTAAGTCTCCTGTTCCCAAGAATGCTGACTTCTACATTCACCCGGGTACACCCGACCAACAGTTGCTGTTGATTGATACATCTGCTGCCTTGATTAAGCTTACTGCTCGTCAGTTGATGCTTGAATCTGAAAGAATCGTTTCTAACCAGACTCAGGCCATCTATGCAAGCTTGACTACTGGCTTCTCTAAGATGTACCAGGATGCAACTCTGTTGCTGGCTGCTGACAAGAAGTTCTCAGAATTCGGCTTCCCCGAGTTCATGAACGTAGACCCCTATTTGATGGTTAACCTCGAATAATAAGGACCGCCCGGTTTCATCTATATAAATTCCCTGAGAGGGTAGGTAACTAAAAAGACCTATCCTCTCTTTAATCATTTTTAAATCTTAGGAAATATGGCTAAAGATAAATATACAGTAACTGTGGGACCAAGAGCTTACAGTTTTCATGACCAATCAACTGGTATTACCGTTTGTAGAGGAGAAGACAAGGAACTCTCTCGTCGTCAATTCCGTGCACCAAAGATTCAGAAGGCAATTGCCTCTGGCCATCTGATTATCATTGCTGATAAATCAGAAATCGAAAAGTATTCAGAGGCCGACATCGAAAAGTTGGATAAGAGACTGAATGCTCAGTTCAAGAAAGGCATGACTCTTGAAAAACTTGCAAAGGGCTATTCCCTGGAAGAACTGAAACTGGTAGCAGGTCTTCATGAAATCGTTGCCGAGAAAGATGATACAGTAGAAACACTTATTCAGGCTTTGCTGGAAGAATTCGAATCCTCTTCTAAAGGGTAATATATGAAAATTACATAAGACAGACTAATATGAATAACAATCTGGACTTTTTGTACGTTACGTCAGGTCTGGAAGTTTCATTCAGAGTCATATCCAAAGTCCCGGCCAAATCCATTTTTGACTGGGACTTTGGCGATGATAAGGGAGAGGTTTTCAATGGTGGAAGACATGTTTCCTATTCTTATGAAACTCCCGGTTTCTATACAGTAACCCTACATGTAACCAACTCTAATGGTTTAGATATCACCGTAGATAAGACTCTGGTAGTTTGTGATTATGGTCATACGGCATTAGCCGATACAATATATAACTTAATCGACCACTATATTCCTTCAGAGATATCAGAGGGAATGACCAGGGAAGATAAATCTATCTACATCACCAAATGGCAATATTATATTGGTCCTCTAGTAAATCACCAAATTCCTGCAGATAAGTATACTGATGAATTATGGTATGAAGCACTAGAAAACCAATTAATAATGGAATTGGCAGCATGGGACTTTCTCAATGTGAAGATACTTAATCTATTAACAAGTACTTCAAAATACCTAAGTCAATTAACTTCTACCAAAGAACAAACTGGTGATGGTACTTCTAAACCCGAACTTGCCCGAGGTGATAGGATAAAACAAATCACTACTGGGCCTACTGAAGTGCAATATTATGATACCTTGGCAGATGCTACAAGTTCCCTATGGAAAACACTTTCTCAAGCAATGCAACCAGGTGGATTAATAGATGAATTAAGGAAGAACCTTTGTATGTTAGCTTCACGATTGGAAATCTACTTACCGTTCTGTGATGAAGTATTTAGAACCGTAGTCCCAAAAGTAGTTAACAGAAGGCAACCTGGAGTATTAGATGGACCCAACCCAAGTGCTCCAGTAAAAGGTGGTAAGAAATCAATCTTAACTAAGTTATGACAAAAGAACCCTGGAGAATGGTAAAGAACCGCTCTTGGGATAGATACAAGAAAATTATCACTGACTTCTTAGATTGGGATGCTGGTAGGCAATCCATAACCTGGGCCAAACATGTTAATCAGCTTCTCAGTCATGCCGAAGACAGTATACCTAAATATTATAACATCCAAATCGAGGCATTATGTTACTACAATGCTTTCAGAAACTGGCCTATCAATAAGGCAACTATTTCAGGAGAATTGGATGATGAAAACTTATCAATACTAATTTCTAAATCTTATATAGAACAAATCGGTTATCTTACACCGGAAGGTTATTGGGATTTTAATTGGGAACAAGATAGGTTTGTAATTAATGGTATAACGTATAAGCCTTCTGGAGATACTCAGACTGCTCAGGCAAAGGATGAGGCTTTAGTTTTCATGGTTATCCTAAAGAGAGACCGAGATACCAAAGTTGAATTTGTAGAATAAAAATAAAGTATATGGCAAAGATGTTAGTACTGAGGTGGACACCAATTACTACAAACAGTGGAATTTGGTTTGATAGTAATCGGGTTATCCTCAATGGTACCTCTGGAGTTCATATTGAAATGAAAGGTAATGGCAATGATGTAACGGCATTTCAATCGATGACCGGAAACAAATTTGTCACCTGCTTTCAAGATTACTTCGGAGATATCTGGGATAAAATAATACCTCATCCTGGTATAGGCCAGGTAATAAAGTTCCGTGTAAATAGGCTTCCTGATTATGCTTGCATACGGGGAGATATTGAGGACGGTGGAGATGTAGACCCCGAAAATCCGGATGTACCAATGAATGCCTTCTGTGGTTCAGAGGGAGAACCATTCAGGGATATCGATTCTGAATTCTTACTGGGTCGTCAACGTGCAGTAATTAATCCTTAAATTTTATAAAATATGTATGTAAGTAAGTATTATACCTGCGAAGAAATAGACCAGCGGTTATTACAGGGTTACTATGATGACTTTGTTAAAGCTGGCTTTGGAGGAACTATAAATGAGTTCTGGGCCTTCGTACTTTCTATCAAGAATAAGGTAGATAAGAAAGAAGGATACGACTTATCGAAAAATGATTTTACCGATGAGTTGAAGGCTAAACTTGATGGCATCGAAGAACATGCAAATTATATCACTAAAGTTTCTCAGCTTGAGAATGATTTGAAATATCAAACCGAGGAAGAAGTTAAACAGATGATTAGTGATTTGGTTGATGGTGCTGATGATGCCCTTGATACTCTTAAAGAGTTGGCAGAAGCATTGGGCAATGATCCCAACTTTGCAACTACTATCACTAATAAATTAACCGACCTTCGTACTGCTTTAACCGAAGAGGTTAATCGTGCTAAGGAAGCCGAAGCTGCTCTGGGTGTTGCAGTAGCTGCAGTTCAGGATAACCTAGAATATGGGTTAGACCAAATCAATAAGAAGATTGATACCGTTAAGGCAGACTTAAAAGCTGAAATCGACCGAGTTGAGAAGAAGGTAGATAAGAATGCTGAAGACATCAAAGACCTTGAAGATAAGGTAAATCAAGATAATAGTGAACTTGAGAAAGAACTCAAGGGCCTTATTCAAAAGGAAAAAGATGAACGTATCGCTGCCGATAATGAGATTAAGGGAAGTGTAAATAACCTTAAGACTCTCCATATCAATGATAAGGCCGCACTCGAGGCAAAGATTGCTGAAGAAACTGCAAATCGTACAAATGCAGATACTGTACTGGATTCTAAGATTAACGAGGAAATCACTAATCGTCAGGCTGATACTTTAGCTCTTCAAGGTAAAATTGACCAAGAGAAGGTAGACCGTCATTCTGAGGACCAAGTTCTTCATAATGAAATCTCTAAAGAGGTAACAGACCGTACTAATGCAGACAATGCTCTTCAAGGTAAAATTGACCAAGAAGCTCAAGCACGTACTGCTGCAGACCAGATATTACAGAACAATATAGATTCAGAGGCTACTGCTCGTGCTGCTCAGGATTTAGTTCTCGAACATAAAATTGAGGATATAAAAGAGCAGGGTGTAGAAGACAAAGAACAATTACTTAATGCCATTGCTGCCGAGGCTGCTGCTAGAGAAAAAGGTGATAAAGACCTTGATGCTAAGAAGGTAGATAAACGTGAAGGTTATTCTTTGACTAAGAACGACTTTACCGATATACTCAAAGCTAAACTTGATGGCATAGAAGAAAAGGCAAACTATATTACCCATCTCTCTCAGCTTATCAATGATGCCGGTTTCCAAACTGAAGAGGAAGTAAATGCGGCTATCCAAAAGATTATTGGTTCAGCACCTGAAGTACTTGATACTCTTAAGGAAATTGCTGATGCCCTTGGAAATGACCCCAACTTTGCAACTACTATCACTAGGAAGTTGGCTGCAATTACAGAACAGGTTAACCAAGAAATCGAAGACCGTATTGCAGGGGATGAGGCAAACAGTGCTGAAGTAGCTGCTGAAGTTCAAGCTCGTAAGGATGCAGATACTGCCCTTGAAACTAAACTGAAAGAATACGTAGACAATAAGTCTGCTACTGGAGATGCTGCACTCGGGGTTGTAAGGGATAACCTTAACAAGGAAATCCAAGACCGTAAAGATGCCGATGCCACAATTCAGGCTAACTTGGATAAAGAGATTGCCGAAAGAAAGACTGCCGATGAAGCATATACTCAAAGTTTGGCTAATGTTAACCAGCGTATCTCAGACTTGGCTTTGAGTATGCAAGAGTCTATCAATACCTTGCGTAATGAGCTTACCGAGCAGGTAAATGCCAATACTATGGCAATCGCTACTAACCAACATAATATCGAAAGAAATTCAGAGGCAATCACAAACTTAACTAAGACTGTAGGGGATAACTACAAGGAAGTTAAGGATATGATTAACGAGGAAATAGTTGACCGTACCAATGCTGATAGTGCTTTGAGTTCTCGTATCGATACTCTCAATATTGACCTTAATACTGAGAGTGTAGAAAGAAAAGCTGCAGACCAAGTTCTTCAGGTAAATTTGGATAAAGAAGCAGCAGACCGTACTGCAGCCGATAAAGCCTTGAGTACTGAGTTTACGGCTAAATTGGATAATGCTAAGCAGGCTTTGGAATCTGAGGTAGCTAGCCTTAATACTAAGCTTGAACAAGAAAAGGAAAACCGTATTGCTGGTGATAATGCTTTGGGAGTTCGTATTGATTCTCTAGAGGCAGGTAATACCGATGCTATGAATGAATTAAAAGCAAAGGTAAATGCTAATACTACTGCTATTAATGCAGAGAAAGACCGAGCAATTGCCAAAGAGACTTCACTTGAGGCAAAGATTGATACCAACCTTCAGAACCATAAAGATGATATGGCGGGTATCAACCAAAATATACTTACCGAAAAGAATGACCGCTTAGCTGGTGATACCGAGTTGCAGAATAATATCGATAAGGAAGCTACAGAACGTGCTAACCAAGATACCCTTATTAATAATGCTATTGCTCAGGAAAAAGCAGATCGAATTGCTGCTGACCAGGCAATGGATGGAAAGAAGGTAGATAAGGTAGACGGTAAAGTACTTTCTTCAAATGACTTTACTGACTTGCTATATGCCAAGTTGGATGGCATCGAAGAACATGCAAATTACATCACTAAGGTATCTGAGTTATTAAACGATTCAGATTTCCAGAGTGCTGAACAAGTAGAGGCAGCTATCCAAAAGATTATTGGCTCTGCTCCAGAGGTACTTGATACTTTGGCCGAGATTGCTAAGGCTCTCGGTGATGACCCCAACTTTGCAGCAACTATGACTGCTAAGCTTACTGAGTTGGAGAATAAGCTTGAAGCTGAAAAGAATCTGCGTGAACAAGGAGATAATACTCTGCAACAGACTTTCACTAACTTAAGTAATACTCTTACTACTACGGTAAATGAGTTGAGAACTTTCGTAACTGAAACTCGTACGGAGCTGTTAACTTCCTTGAATGCTACCAATGCTCTGGTAACTCAGAATGCTGCTAATATTCAACGTAATCTGGAATTGATTCAGGGTATTCAGGATAACATTAATGGTAACTATACTGCCATTACCGATTTGCTGAATAATGAAATCGCTGCTCGTAAGGCTGAGGATATTCGATTAGAAGCAAAGATTGACCAGAATACTTCTGACTTAAATACAGAGAGAGAGGAAAGAAAGGCCGCAGATAAAGTTCTCCAGGATAACATCGATGCAGAAGAAGCTGCCCGTATTGCTGCCGATACAGCTTTGGGTAAACGTATCGATAAAGAAATTCAGGACAGAACCGATGCTGATACTGCCTTAGATAATAAGTTCACTAACATTACCGATGACCATGAAGAAAGACTGGTAGCTGAAGAAGGTACTTCTGATGCTTTGCCTGATACCATGGTTACCGATGTTAGTGCTGTAACAAGAACCGGTACCCAACTTTCTTTCAAGGTAAAGACTTCAACCAAGGATAATGCAAATAACCAATATGGTGAAGAGGCAGAAGCTACAAAGAATATACTTCAGGCAACTCAAACTCTTGCAGGTGTAATGTCTGCAGCAGACAAGGTTAAGTTAGATGGGTTAGACCCAAATTCCCTGACGGATATCTCTGCAGCTTCGGATGCTAATAAGGTAACGGTAACAGTAACTAAGGATAACGGTTTAAATGCAGATACTACAGGAACCTTTGATTTGCCTCAGGTATCTGCTACTAAGGCCGGTACTATGACTGCGAAAGACAAGGTAGAATTGGATAGAATCTCTACTGCTAACTTTGCCCTTGGTGCAGTAACACCTAATGAAACTACAGTAGGTATAGCTGCTACTAAGACCGTAGTTGAAGATGGTACAGTAGAGCAGAATCCTATTACATTGCCTGCCTCTACCGCAGAGAAAGCTGGTGTACAAACTGCAGCAGATAAGAAGCTGTTTGATTCTATACCAGATAATATTATTATCTTATCTGGTGATAAACCAGTTGAGGTAGGTCAACAAAGCAGTCAGGTTACTTTAACTCATAATTTCTCTTCCAAAAAAGAAGATGGTATTTATACTCATGAGCCTGAAGATTATAAGACTACTTATATCCCATCAGCTACTAAAGAAAAAGCCGGTGTAATGACCGCTCAAGATAAGGTTAATCTGGATGAGACATTACCCAATGCTATTGACAAAGAGGTTCAGGATAGAAAGGATGCAATCGAGGCTTTGGACGGTAAATCAGAAGCCGCTCTTGCTCAAGAAGTAGCTGATAGAAAAGCTGCAGATACTGCTTTAGATACCAAGTTTACTAAAGCTGTAAACGATGAAGCAACTGCTCGTACCTCTGCTGATACTGCATTGGGTACAAGGATTGATAAAGAGATTGCTGATAGAACTGCGGCAGATACTGCCCTTGATAATAAGTTGCAGAATAATATTAATACTCTAGAAGCTAAACATGATGCTTTCGTAGCAACCAAGGGTCAAGCTGGTGGATTTGCTCCATTGGATGGGAAGGGGTTAGTACCTGCTAACCATTTGCCTTCATATGTAGATGATGTACTTGAAGTATATGCTACCTATGATGTAAGCCCCACTGGAGGTCTTACTAATGTTCAATTGTATACGGATGCAGGTCACCAAACTCCCGTAGTTGGAGAATCTGGTAAGATTTATATAAATGTTGCCGATGGTGAACCTCCATACCAATTCCGTTGGTCAGGTACTAAATTCGTAGACAGTAATACTTCGTCTCTTATCATTGGGGAAATCGCAGGTACTGCTTTCGAAGGTAGTAGAGGTAAGCATCTTGAGGATGTGGTATCTAGCATGCCTAAAAATTTAATTAGTAAGGTTTCAATAGCTAACAAAAATAAGCGTAATATTATTATCTTATGTAACTATTCTGCTACGGATGGTCAAGGGCATTACATTGATAAACCCGATGGGATGGTAATCCCTCTAACTCCAGCCACTACTCAAGAAGCTGGTCTGATGGATGCCGATAGTGTAATAAGGCTTAATCAAACCTTACCAGATGCTATTGAAGCTGAACAAGAGGCCCGTATTGCAAAAGATAATGAGATTAAAGCATCATTGGAAACCGTACCAGGAATACTCTTGGCAAAATCTAGTAGTGAACCGGGTAGTCTTCTTAATTTAGGTTTTACTACTACTAGCATATCCATTAATTACTGGTATGCAAAAAAACAGCAGAATGGACATTACCAAGTTAATGATTCTCAATCTAGTATTTTACTCCCAGCAGCAACTAAAACTGCTGCTGGTGTAATGACGGCATCCGATAAGACTAAACTTGATAACACAGTACAAGGCTTGGCAAATGAGATTACGGATAGAACCAATGCTATCAATTCTCTTCGTACAGAATTAAAAACTTACGTAGATGGATTGATTGCCGATAAGGGTTCAGATATAACTGCCCTGGAAACTAAGGTAAATGATCACATTACCAATAAATCTAATCCTCATACAGTTACTAAGGCTCAAGTTGGTTTGGGTAATGTTGACAATACATCGGATGCAGCTAAACCAGTATCTACTGCTCAGGCTGCTGCTATTGCCGATGCTAAGGCTGCAGGTACTGCTGCTCAAACTTCTATCAATAGCCATGCAGGTAGAAAGGATAATCCTCATACAGTAACTAGAGCTCAATTGGGATTGGCAACTACTGACCAGGTAGTATTTGCTAAGACTACTGCTCCTTCCGGTTTCTGGAAAGAGTCTTCAGATATTCGACTCAAAGATAACATTAAAGATTTGAATCATACTCTAGACCAGATTTGCCAGATACCTACTAAGTCATTTACTATGCTTGGTAAGGAGGATGAGGGAACTATTGCTCAGAACCTCGAAGGCTTAGGATTTGGTAAATATGTGGAAGAAGTTCCAGTAGAGAAATCTACGGTACCCAATCCAGAGGAATTCGAAACCCTGGAAATCAACGGAGAAGAATACGTACTCGTAAAACAAGTTAAATATCACAAGATGTCAACCTTGGCAATCGAGGGTGTTAAACTTCTCTATGATGAAATCAAGGCTTTGAAGGCAGAGATTCAGGAACTTAAAAACAAATAAATCTTATGGGAGAGATAGCAACCTGGAGTGCTGTCAAAAGTAAAGTAGGCCTTGGTAAGGATGGCAATGACTGTCCTACCAAGGCTGAATTGTTAGCACTCTCCCCTACAGGAACAGGGGAAAATTATGTGGGGTTGGAACTATCCAATGCCGGTTCCTATGGAAATAACGAAACAGTAAAGTTAGAGGATATTCATAAGGTAACTTATAAATATACTTTTACTTCTAGATACAGTAGTGTAAGCTTTGATGCTTTGGGTAATCCAAGCTCTTCTAATCAGGGGTTTAGTTTTATTTCTACAAAACAGAAATATTGGGATGGAGTAGCTAATGGGGCTGAAATTACGGTAAATTATGTTATTAGTAATAGACCTGCATGGGTAACTAATCATCCTCAAACACCTCCTTGGACTGCTTCAGAGAATTTGGGATTAACCTCTCGGTCTGATTCCAATGCTTTTGTTACACAGGATGAATCGGGTAAAACTTTTAAATTAACCTTTATTCAAGCAGCAGCCTCTCAATCTTGGAGTTATGGTTGGAGTGTAACACCTACCTCTATGTCTTTTGAGGCTACTGGAGGTACCAAAACCTTTTCAGTTACTTCTTACAAGCAAGAATTAAGAAATGGGCATAATTATGGTAACCAAATAGCTTTAACTTATACTAGAGCCAACTCTGGTAGCGTATCTGGAAGCGGTACTTCTGTAACTATGGGTAATAATACTTCTACCAGTACACGAAGTGGTACGGTAACCTTAACCCAAGCTGAGACCGATAAGAAGGCAACTATCAGTTGTTCTCAATCAGCAGGTTATAGAACCTATAGTGAAATCACTGCCAGTGGAGGAAGCGTATCCGATATACCTGCCAGTGGAGGAAGTAGAAGTTCATTCTCAAGTATGCCAACTTATTCTCAGACTTGGGGATGGAATGGTTCTACAACTGGAGGAGGCACAATTACAAGCGGTGCTAGCATTAGTTATGGTACTGCAGTTAGTGCAGGTTCTTTGGGAACTACGGTTAAATCTAGAACCCAGGTAGGAACCCTTACCGGTACCCTATCACTAAATGGTAAAACTAAATCGGTAAGTGTACCAGTATACCAAGCAGCAAATGAACTTACTGGATACACTTATGGCTCTTGGAATGTAAGCTTAACTGCAAGTTCTTATACCATCGGTAATACTGGAGGTAGTGTAACTTTGTACCCCAGTGCAAGTAGACCAAGATATGCCAATTATACTTCTGGTTCAAATACAAGGGATGGTTCTGATAGTGCTACCCCAAGTTTAGATACCAGTGGTACCTCAGGATTTAGCTTATCAGGTACTACTCTTAGTGCTTCTGAGAATACCAGTACTGGTAGTAGGTCCATTAGAATTTTTGCTTATTATGGGGGTGCTTCCGATTATGTGGATATCACTCAGGGCGGTGCAAGTGTATTTTATAATTATTATTTTAATTGGGGGAGTGCTCCTGGAAGTCAGACTTCTAAGTCTATTACTCATCCAGCTTTGGGAAAAACTGAAGAGGTTCCATTCATCTCTTATAAAAAGAAAGTGATAAATGGTACAGAAACCTCTGATATATATCCGGTAGGAGCAAGTCGAAATGTACCGAGTTGGACTACTATTAATATAGTAGATAATGGGCTCTCAGTTAAAACTTATGAGAACACTGCTGAATCCTCAAGGTCTGCCACAGTAACAGTAACTCAATCAGAATCTGGTAAGAAGATAACACTTAATATTAACCAGAGTGCTGCAACTATAACCTATGATTATGTATTTAGTATATCTAGTATACCATAGGTTATATACAACACCAGTATTTATTATATGAGAGACCCTAAAAACTTAATTATTAATCTCCTAAAACCCATAAAATTATGGGAGTAGAAGTAAAAGGTGCCGGTGAAGGCGTAGTGATTGCCGATAGAGGCAGTGATTGTTGTAATAATCATTCTGGTTGGGGCTGCCTTAAAAGGTACAACTACACCGGCTCAGTAATTTTTAATTTGCTGGGATGATTAAAAAGGAGTGCATCTATTTTAGGTGTACTCCTTTTTTCGTTTTAACACATTAACTAAGGAATTATGGAACAACAAGAACAACTCACCGAATTTAAGATACAACTAGCATTACCTGCTCCAAATATAGAGGTTGCTCAAGAAGTAGCAAACAAAGCTCAGGTACTCATTAATCAATTTAGATACTATCAATTTCTAAAACTGGTAGACTTCATGCAGAAGAATCCAGGTGCAGTATCATTCGGTTTAAACTTAATAAATAGAAAATGATTATGGAAGAATTGATTTTTCAGAAAGTACAAAAGGGTGATATGATTTTCACCTTAGAGAAAGATCGTCGGTCTGGTTATCCAATCTTTGACCAAGCAAGAGTTTTAAAAGTTGGCGAAAGTAAACCAATGGCCTCAAATGGTAAAGAAGGTTTTGTTAACAGTATCGAATTAGTGATACAAGATTCAATACCATTTATTTACCAACTAATGTAAATGAAGGTATTTATAATGGTACCTATTATACGACCAATCTCGATAATATCATTAATGAGGTATCAATGCAGAAACAGAATGCTTTAAATATTTTAAATAACAAAGCCAAATTTGAGGCAGTTGTTTCTGAATGCGATAATATTCTTGGTTTAATTAATAATCGTTCAGAATCACCTCGTAATCCTGCTCCAGATTTCGAAGAATTTAAGTTATCCATGAATGAGAGGTTAACTAACCAAGAAACCCTTTTATTAAGGATTGCTCAAGAATTGGGATTAGATAAACCTAAACAATAATAAGAATTATGCCAAGTAAGTCGGTTAATATTACACTATCGACTCCAATTGGTCCTCTAGAAATATACGTAGATAAACGAGAACAAGCTCGTGCAGAAAGGTTGATTACTAAAACTCCAAGTATCTTAACTAAGGGTTATGCGAAAGGTACAGAAAAGTTTGGTAATCAACTTCTTCGTATAGTAAGACGAAGTTTGAATACTGGTGTACCTCCAAGAGGTTCCGGAGTATCTTGGCCACCACATGCTCCTGGTACCATAAAGAAGTATGGGGACCATACCATGCTAAATCTTACAGGGCAATATGCCAGGTCAGTTACTTTAGTAAAGGGTAAGAAAAGAACTTTCGTTGGTTTACCAATTGGAATCAAGAAGATTACTTATACTGGTAAGACTTCAAGAAAAACTTTGAATCAGATAGCTATCATGTTAGAGTATGGTAGTAGAGATGGTAATTTACCACCTCGTCCTCTCTGGGCTCCTGCATTTAAGGCTGCTGGTGGAAAAGCTGCCTTACAAAAGGAAATACGTAATGAAGTTAGAAAAGAAATAAGGAGGATTATATAATGGCAGTAGATTTTGAAATATCTTCACTATCAGGAACTGGTACTGCTACCATTCGTGTAAAACCGAAAGCAGTAAATACAGAACAGACCTTAAAAGAGCAGGTCCTCAAGGTAGTAGTTCAGGGTGTAGAAAGGGAAGTAACTCTGATACAAAAGGCTGCTCCTAAAATAGTAGAGACCTGGGGAACTTATTTTAGTATCACTCCGGAAACTACTTCCCATACTTTCGATGGTACTAAAAGGGGTGAGACTCTAGAAATAAAGGTATATAGTTACCAACAGAAGTTTATAAATAATGAGCCTCAAGATGAATACCGTGCTATAGATTGGAAATTAGAAAGCTCATCCGATTGGTTAGAGGTAACCCAAGAAATTGGGGAAGCTAATGCTGCAGGTAAGCTTATTATCAAAACTAAATCTACTAATCAAGATCACAATCCAAGTAACTATGACCCATTAGAAAGAACTACTACGGTTAAGATTATCTTACAGCAAGAACCTAACACTGAGATAGTTTTAAATATAACTCAATCTCCAGGTACTAGAACTACTGAGTATGGCTTTGAACCAACCCCGAATATACCACTCCCAAATCTTGGTCAAAATACTAGTACTGCTCAGATTAGTAATGTAAAGGGTTATCAGTACTACCTTATCAACGGTATTCAAGTTGCTAAATTTATAAGACCATTTAAGATAACCGATATAAGTAAGACAATAGATGGTCAATTCCCTGGAGGTATTGGTTCTGAACCAATACCCTTTAAAGTATGGCTTACCGATTATCCTTCAAATATTGCTACTCAATGGGTTAGTGAATTAAATTGTGTTGGTCATTTACAAACCATAATGAATGGTTTTGGAGGTATTCAGGTAACTTATCATGGGTATATTAATGACAATGGCAATCAAAGTGTTCAGTTAAATATTAGATTAGGATTTTAATGGTAAACTCAGAAGAAATAGTAGAAAGAACTTTTTATATCTCTCTACTTAGTACAATGTTGGAAATGGGTCTTACCTTAAACCCAGAAGACTTCTTACCTTTGTCTCAAGAAAACGAAAAAAGATTTCAAGAGGCAATCAAAGGTATGAAGAAGTTCATACCTCTTTTTGGTATAGGGAATAACCAAGTAAAAGGCCCAAAGACTCTCCCAAGAATAACCATAGAACTACAGGGTTATTATGCTGGAGATATTGGTGTGAATAAATACATCATTGGTGATAAACTTGAGGATGGTAATTACCAAGCTTCAGAGTTTCCTTATGAAACAAAAGATATTACTATAGATGTACATCTAGTTTCTCAAACACAAGCAGATATGAGGTTGCTACATACAATCTTATATACTGGCTTACCTGCTAGAGGATACGTGAGACCATACTTCAATGACTTAGAGGAATGGGAAAAGGGCAGGCTTGCTCCCACCGGAAACCTATTCATTGAGATTGGTAATTATTATGACCATCCAGATGTAGAACATGGTATACTTGAGAAGGTATACACTTATGTATGTAAAGACGGTATTCTTCCAGAAAAAGCTTTGGGAGAAGGTACTCTTACACCTATCAAGGATATATCAGTTCTTATTGGATTGTTAGAACAAAACGAAAATGAAATGTTAGAGTTAAAAGTACCTAAGGTATAGGTACAATACTCTAGGGTATAAATTAAACAAGTAATTAACTTTAATCACAATAGAATTATGCCAACTTCACCTCACATTGACTTTAAGTTTAAGAACAACAATGTTCTTCAAACTACTCCCATGTTAGGAGTTTCTTGTGTATTGGCTAGAACTACTAAGGGCCCATACGATGACCCATCAGAAACCATTTCTACTTTCTCTCAGTTCCAAAGAATCTATGGTTCTGAAATTGTACCAGATGGTTCTGTATCAAATATCGAAAAGGCTTTGCAGGGTGGTTCTAAGCTTCGTGTTATTCGAGTACTTGGCAAGGGAGCTACTCAAGGTACAGTAACTGCTTCTTCGGCTGCGGCAAGAAAAGCTAAAGATTCAGAAGATGGGATTTCAGTTGCTTCTGCTGTACCCGACTCGGCTAAACCCTCTGCTCTGATTACTTTCAAATCAGGTAGTACTACCTATAGTTTTGGATTAGTAACCAAGGGATATGGAGATCCCATTGGTAGTGCAGATACTTTCCAGGTTGGTTTTTATAAGCAAGCTAATACCTTGTATTATAAAATCTATTCGGCTAATGGGCAAGTACTTGAACAGGGTCCAGTAATAACCTACAAAACTGCCGATGGTAACAATAATACTTCGGTAGATTACCTTGCTCTTAGTGCATTTGCTAAGAACTCGGAATATATTAAGCCGGTAATTACTGCAGGTTCCTCTTTTGAAAACCTAATTAAGTGGCTTACCGATGATATCGACGGTACTAAGAATGCTATCACTATTACCGTGGGAGATGCTGCACCCTCCGAAACAGAGAAACTGTTTAATGGTACTATCGGTAGTGCAGGTTCCACTCCAACTGCCGAAGAATGGATTGCTTCACTGGACTTGGTAAGAGACTACACAGACTTCTACCAATTGTTTATTTCACATATCTCTCAACACTTGGAACAAGATTCAGAGGTACTCAAAGTATACAAGGCTGCTGCTGATATGGCAAAAGAACTGATGGAATGGGTACTGTATATCGAAGTTCCCAAACACTTAACCCATTATACTCAAGGTACTCAGGCAAGAGATTACAAAGCTCAGGTTACTTGGGTACAGACTTGCCTTGGTACTGTAGGTAACTCTAAGTACATTGCCTACTTTGGTGGTGGACTTAAGTACTACAACGAAAATGGTAATCTTCAGGATTCCGATGTAGTGGGTACTATTGTTGGTTTGGGAGATGCCTCTGCTACTCAATATGGTCCTTGGAAATCCTTTGCAGGTATGAACCGAGGAGTTATTGGGGATGCAGTTGGTCCAGTATGTCCTAATTATGGTTCTCCTTCTCGATATAACGAACTGAACACCCTTGCTCAGAATTATATCAATGAGATGGTAATCAAAGATACTCCAGATGCAGGTAAGCAAACCATGCTATGGCATTGCTTCTCTTCTCAAGTGAAACAGGATTCTGAAAGATTCCTTTCAATTGTAAGGTTGAATCTCTATCTGAAGAAGTTCCTTCGCCCGGTACTCAACAAGTATATAGAAGAACCAAACGTTTGGAGTACTTGGAAGAGAATCTGGTTGGAGGTTAAACCTACCTTGGATTCTTTGGTAGACGAAGATGCTATGACCGAGTATACCTGGATGGGTGACCAAGATGCAACTTCTTGGGATGACCTTTCGGTTAATAACGAAGCAGATGCTCGTCAGGGTAAGTACCGTGCTATCCTTAAGTATAAGGATGTAGTCCCTATGCAAGAGGTAACTATGGAGATTGTAATCGATGCAGCTTCTAAGGCAGTATCAATCGTAGAAACAAGTAATAACTTATAAACTCATAACACAATGGGAGCAAAAGTAAAAAACCCACGGAAGAAATTCTTGTGGAGCATCATGTTCCCCAAACACCCTATCAATACTTATCTATTCCAAAGTTGTACTTTGCCAGATATTGAAATTGACCAGGTTGCTCATGGGGACGTCAATAGAGACGTTAAAACTGCAGGTAGGGTTACTATAGGTAATCTTATTGTAGAGAAACTTATGACTACTGCAGGTTCAGACACATGGCTTCATGATTGGCTTTATGCTTGCCAAGACCACATAGTTGGTGGAGGTTTGGTACCAAGCCAATATTGGGAAACGGCTATTGTAAATGAACTTGCCGAAGATGGAGTCTCGGTTCTTAATACCCACGTCTTCGAAGAGGTATGGCCATGTAAGATTACCGGCTTAGACTTGGACAGAATGGCTTCAGAGAATACCATTGAGTCCATAGAGTTCTCAGTTGGTACTGCAGATAAATACTAATTCCTTAGTCTATTTTCACTAAGATTCGGTGGAGGGGTGGGATTCCTGTGATAGGAGCTCACCCCTTTCTTGTTGTTATACGGAGTACTATGAACATTTGTAAACATTAAATATATCAAATTATGGAATTTAGAACATTTAGATTTACCGGACCTTCTGGTTTCGAATATGAAATCAGAGAACAGAATGGTGCTGATGAAGATATCCTCAGTAACCTTTCAGACATGAAGACTTTGATGAACCTTACCAAGTTCATTGCAGCAATTGTAATTAGAACTACTGCTACCCCTAATGGGAAATTAACCGTAGATGATGCCCTTAACTTACCAGTCAATGACCGTTATGCTATTATCTTCAATTCTCGTATCTTCTCTTTGGGAGAGGAAGTAGAATTCGAATATGATTGGGGCAAAGAGAATGGTGGTAAGATTACTTATGGCCAAGACCTTCATGAGTTCCTTTTCGATTACGGTACTACTCCAACTGTAGAGGATTTAAATCAGAAGCCAGATGCTATCCCTTATTATCCAGAGGGAGTTAGATTGGTAGACCATGAATACACTCTTTCATCTGGCAAGAGAATTAAATTCGATTGTATGACAGGTAAGGGAGAACAAGAGTTCATGAAGTTGCCTTTGGATAAACAAACTAAGAATGCTCCTCTTCTTTGCCGTAATCTTCACTTAGAGGTTGATGGTAGTTGGGAGAAGGTAGAAAACTTTACTCCGTTTACTGCAAAGGATATGGCTGAGATGAGAAAGCATATCTTATCTATGGACCCTATCTTCAAAGGTGAATCCCATATCACTAATCCAACCACCGGAGAAGAAAGAACTTATCCTATAGTTTGGGCACCGAATTTTTTCTACCTGACGGAAGAGTAATGTTAGAGAGTGATTTTGTTTATATCACCAGAGCCGAGATAGCCTTAGACTATTTCGGCTTTTTACGTCTTCCGTACCGAATAAGGAAAATATTCAAGGAAATGGCCGAGCAATATTATAAACAATTAAAGAAAAGAAAGTAAATTATGAATACCAGTAGGAGTATAGTAGAGGTCGGTGTTGCCATGGTTTTAAAAGACCGATTCTCTCAAGAGGCTGGCAAGATATCTGGGTCATTCAGAACAATGATGAATGATATGAATACCTGGAATAGAGGTATACAGATGTCAGCTTCCAATACAATGGACTTCGGAATGCAGCTCGTAGGGGGAATGGCAAGGGCCTATAAATACTCTGCGGGTGTTCAGAATGAAGTTTGGACTGCTTCGAAAATTGCTGGTGCTACCATTGCAGAACAAAGAGAAATGTTACAATTGGCAAAAGATGTCAATGAGATAACTCCTCTTACTGCTTCGGATGTTGCATCAGGACAAAGATACCTGGCTATGGCAGGTAATAAATTCGATGCTATTAAAGAAATGATTGGGCCAGCATCCAAGCTGGCTTCAATCTTTACAATGCCAGTGGGACAGAAAGGTGGTGTAGCTGACTTGATGACTAATATCATGTCAATGTACCAAATCCCAATGGGAGAAGCCGCTAGAGTAACCGATGATTTATATACTGCAGTTACTAATGCAAATATATCTTTAACAGACTTAGCCCAGTCCATATCTTATGCAGGAGCAGATATGGCAACTGCTGGAGTAGACCTTCGGCAAACGGCTGCTGCCATTGGTGTATTGGGTGATATGGGTATACAAGGTTCTATGGCAGGTACCTCACTGGCTAATATGATTCGTTACTTACAACTATCCCTTGTTAATCAAAAAAAGAAAGGCTATAACGCTTTAGCAGACCTGGGCTTAAGTCCAGATGAATTCTTCGATGCTCAGGGTAATCTTATAGACCTTTACACTATCTATCAGAAGTTTGCTAAGGCCGCAGTAGATTTACCTTCACGAATCGAAACACCAACCTTCTTCAATATATTCGGAGTTCGAGGTAATCGTGGTATGCTTCCAGTACTTCGAGATATTGCTTCTGGTAGAGATAAGATGGGTAAGATACTTGCTACCTATGACCAAAACATGGGAGCAGTAAACCGACTTAATGAAGAACGTCTTAAAACCGATGCAGGTGTAATTGACCAATTCGAATCAAGTATAGAGAACTTAACAGTTACCGCAGGTGCAGCTTTGGGTAGAATCTTTACTCCTGTTTTAAAGGTTGGTAATAAAATTGTTAAGGTAATCAATGCTATCTCAGAAACTTGGGTTGGAGGTTTTGGTCTTAGGATAGGAGCTACTGCAGTAGTAGTGGGTACTATAGTTGCAGGGTTTAATACTGTAAGAGGTATTATTAGGTCTGTTGGGTATTTACAGACTATTGCTACTGCTTCTACTGAAGGTATGTCTGCTGCAGCAATAAAAACTAATACTCAGTTTGCCATTATGGAAGCACACCTGGTAAGGATGGTTAACCTTATGAGAACCATGGTTCAACTCCAAATGATGTCAAGCGGTATTGGTATGAATTCTACTGGTAGATTTTATAACACTAAAGCCGGAAGATATGTTAAGACACCCAATCCTGGAGTACCATTAGCAACTACTATGGCGGGTAATTTAGCTGGAGCAGGTGCCCAAGTTGGTAGTCAAGTTGGTAGTCAAGTGGCTAGGCAAGGTGCTATAAAAGGTTTAACATCTATAGGTGGTAGACTTATGGGATTACTCGGTGGACCCTTGGGATTAACAATTACTGTAGGTCTTCCTTTATTAATTGAGGGTATTAATTACCTTAGTAATTCAGTAGATAGGAATACTGAAGCTCAGAATAAAGAGAAAGAAGACCCAACTACCATTAGAGCCCAGAATGAAGAGAAATTTATTAATGCTGTTAGGTTAGCTATTAAAGAAGGTATGAGAGATTCTAGTATCAATATCTCAGTAGATGGTCAAGCAGTTGGAGATTATGCTCCAGGTTCTCAACAAGATTTTACTGGAGCTGCATTTGTAATGGGAATATAAAACTAAAACACTATGGCTAGAGTATTAAATAAAGCAGCAGGTAAGGTTGTTGAAAAGTACAATGACCTTACAAGAGATACAGCAGGTGTTCTTACGGGTCCATTAAATAAACTATGGAGAGCTCGGATATTACTCAATCGAACTCTTTCTACTCTTCCCAAAGATGATGCTCAAAAGGGTAAACTCTATACTCCCAATGGAGTAATCGGAGAAGCTCAAATATCGTCTAAGAACCCTATTCTAAACAAACAACTCCAGGCTAAATGGAGAATGGAATTACAATTCCCGAGATTAGAGGAGAGTGAGGGAGTAGACCCAGCAAAGGGGAATAAGAATACTACTAATTACAGAAATTTCGAGGCTAAAGCAGAGGTTATATATCAGAATGAGGTAAGGATATATAATATGACTGTTAACCCCACTCAATATATTACCCTACAGAATAGACCTCCAGAAATAGACTTTAGAGGAGAAACCACATGGGCCACCATTAAATCAATGGGTCGCAATGTACCAATGTATCACTTTACTGGAGCTGAAGACATTATTCAATTCAATGTGTCTTGGTACTGTAATGACCCAGAAAATCCAGAAGAGGTAATCAATAAATGTAGGTTATTAGAAGCATGGTCTAAATCTAATGGTTATCAGGCTGCCCCTCCGATTGTTAAGATTGAGTGGGGAGATTCCGGTATATTTGATAATCACAACTACATTCTTACTTCAGCAACTTATACTCTGAAGAACTTTCAGAATGGTTATCGAATAAGGGTACCTGGAAAGCCAGCTACTTTTGGTAATGGTAGATTATTGCCTGCAGCAGCAACTCAAGAATTGATTTTCAAGAGAGTAAGTGCATATAACTTATCCTATGGAGATTTTATAAATTCCGATTCACTTAAAAAGACAGGAGGTATTAAATATGATTGATGTTAACCAATACCTAAAGGGAGCTAGCCCATATAATAATGCCTATGCTCTGAAATACAACGATGGGGATTATTCCTTAGAAGCTAAACCTCCAGTAGTACCGGAATCCTCTAACGATATTCAACATACCGTTAAAGATGGGGAAACTCTGCAAAACATTGCTTTCAGGTATTATGGTGATTCTGGTAAGTGGTACATTATAGCTGAAGCTAATAAGATACTGAATCCTTTTAAGGAATTAGAAATGGGAACCCTAATAAGAATACCGACTTATGGCAGCTAAACAGAAACCCATATTGTATAAGGGAATGGGCCAACCATATTTGGCCCTTTTCAATTTTGGAGGTATGCCTATAATGAATCCTATTACAGGTATACCCCTTGGAGCGTATATAAGTACCTGGAGTTATAGATACGATGAAGAGAAAGAAAACTTGGCTACTATTACTTTCGATACGGGTAATCCCGATACTGTAGACATTGCTGAGATTCAAGAGAACCAAAATATTTGTCTTCAGTGGGGATATATATACCCAGATGGTCAATTTATATCTGGGCCCATAAAAATAATTAAGGTAAGGGAATTCGAAGCCGTATTTGATTCTACAGGTACTCATGTAACTATTAAGTGCATTGATTCTTCGGGAGATTTAAGATATCAACCTGCTTATGTCCATTCGGATATGGAAGGCTATAAATTATCTACCTATTTAGACAATGGCTGTGGGAATGCTACTGGTATAATCATAGAAATATTTCAGTAATGGAACAACAGATAATAAGTAATAAAGTATACGAGTCACTACAGGTACCCACAGAGAATACCAGTACTACTACTGGTAAAGTACTCTATGCTAACAAATACAGTGGAGTAGCAGAAGTAGCTATGCCAGAAGACTTGAAAGCTTTAATTGATAGTGACTTTGGATTAGTGGGCAAGAACGTCTTAGTTCAATTAGAACAGAAGATGAAAGGGTATACTAATGGGCCATGGTATGTGGATTCAAGGGATGGTGTTATCTATATACATAATCGGAAATTCCATGAAGAACCGGTATGTACTTATACATATCAAGGAGAGAATGGGGAAGTACTTAGAGTATCTTTTGCTACTCAGGAAATAACTAAAAGAGTTAAAGCAGTATTAGCTCCATCTCTAGACCCAGATAGTAAAGATTTATCTGTATTATCAACTAACATAAATGAACCAGAGGATAAGCCTCCATTAGCTTTAAGACCTCCTGTGGCTCAGGTAGATAACCTTATGGTGTCTAATATTACTGGCAATGGGTTTGAAGATTATAGAAGTCATCCTACTACTCCTACAGGGGTAATGGATGCTTGGGACGCTCAGCTTCAGTATAACATGGAAAAAACTGCAGAATATAAAAAGCTGGTAGAGGAATATGAAGCAGTTGGTCCAGTAGGTGCTTATGAAGCAGGTAAGCAAAGAAAATTCGATGAAATGTCTATCGAAGAAATACGAGATACCATTAATCAAGCAGTTAATGAGTTACCTGACGATAAGAAGAATGCCATTAAACAAGTGCTAAGAAATTCTAAGAATGGTAAAGAATTAGAAGCTAATCTTAAGAAATTATTAGAGTACGAAAGATACCTTTTCGAAGACGAAGATGGTATGAAATTTATGGTAGAAGAGTATGTAGACCCCTTAGATTATGACCCAGAGGGTTATACCTCTAAACAAGCAGGAGCGGGTATAGCTTCTGGTATCAATTTTCAAACTGGAATATTACCTGCTTCAGAGAGAGGTTTCGAAGCTTTAAAGAAAGATCCCTATACTGAAGTATTATCCGATATGGAAGTTGATACTACTAAGGGTTATGGTCAAAATCAATATGGTAAGAGGGTTAAGGTAAGACATGTGAAAAGGGTAAATCTTAAGGTACCCCTTTATAAACTTTACCATAATTTATTTAGTAGATACGGTGGTGCCGATAAGTATGCTTGGGCAGCTAATGCTAATGCCAATGGTGGTTTAAAGCAAACTGAGAAAAGGTTAGTAGGTCAACTTCAGGTAGTAGGTAGACCTATGCTAGCAACTTCTCAAATAATCCGTATAGATAACGTAGGAAAACGTTGGTCAGGGCTTTGGTATATAAAACAATGTACTCATTCTATGGACGCTGGTCAAGGGTATATAACTAATATGGAATTAGTAAAGAACAATTCCAAGTCTGGTTCTGTAACTTCTAAAACTGATTTATCTACTCAAAACATCGTAGCTAATGATGCTAAAGCTAATGCTAAAACTACAAAGGGTCAAGATAAAAAAGCTTTAAGTACTTCTCAGAATCTTAATCTTAACTTTACTTATAATGAGAAAGTATACTATAATGAACATTTCTTGAATGATAAGGGAGACATAATTGATATCAAGGGTCAAGCTGAGTTTCTTCGAAAGAAGGCTTATTATACTGAAGTAAATGCCGATAATCCCCAAGCCTTGGCAGAGGGTATAGTGTTATCTACAGGTAATACATTTACCTCTAAGGGTGAGTTAATTCCTGGTAAGATATCAGTTAAACAAATCCAAGTGCCTGAAGATTATAGGGTTAAGTTTAATTATATGGCCATAGCTAATCGAATATACCGAGACATAGCTAAAAGGCATAAGCGAATTGCAAGTCAAATCTATGTAGAAAAATAAGGGTATGAGTTACGAAACAGCAAAGATAATAACCGACGAAGGCTTAGAGGGTCTTGGTCGGTATTACTCTGTTTATCGGGGCATTGTTATTGATAATGACGATGTAGAGAAACATATGAACAGAGTAAAGGTGTGTGTTCCAGAGGTAATGGGGGGAGTATTTGCTTGGGCATATCCTAAAGGGCAACATGGTTCAATTAGTTCTGGTTTTAAATTCCTAGCTCCTAAAGTGGGGGATACGGTATTTGTTACTTTTGAATTTGGAGACCCAACTAAACCACTCTGGGAATACCATGGTTGGGGAATGAGCCAAATACCTCAACCATTGGATGGTCCTAATAAAATGGGGATAGTTACTCCCGAAGGAAACTTAATAGTCATAGATGACGATAACGGAGAACTCAATTTACATTTCAATGGATCTGTAAATGTTCGTTCGGAGAGAGAGATAGTAATAAATGCTGATGGGGATATAAACATATCTTCTGGTGATTCAGTGATACTTAATACTGGAGAAAATGGTGGAGTAATCAATATTTTTCAATTAACCGAAAAACTAAATCAAACTATCCAAGAACTAGAACAACTTCGCAGTATGTTCAATTCTCATGTACACTCAGGTGTAACTACTGGACCCGGTTCTTCAGGTCCTACAGTAACTCAAGTAATTAAACCTTTCTCACAATTCGTTGTAGACGATTATGAGGATAAAACCTGCATACACTAATGGAAAAGAATTACTTTACAGACTTAGTTGGTATAGGTGTAACTTATCCTATCCAACTTACAACTAATGAAAAGGGTGAAAGAGGTTGGTACCCAGTAAATGGGGATTTTAAACTTATCAGAGATAATATAAGTTCGATATTATATTACATGATAGGCCAGAGATTTCGACAGGAAAACTTTGGTAGTAAACTATGGCAATGTATTGAGGAACCAAACTCACAAGCCCTAAGTTTTATAATTAAAGAGTTTTTAAAACAAGCCATAGGTGCTTGGGAACAAAGGATAACCTTCCAAAATATCACAGTTACTAGAGTTGATGCAAAAATACACATAGAAGTAACCTATGTAGTAAATGGAACAAATTCTAGTCAGTACCTCGATATCACCTATGACCGGTCGGATAATTCATTAAATACACAATAATATGGGAATCACAAATAAATGGCTTAACCCATACCAGAGGTCTTATCAACAGATTAAGGCCAAGCTGGTTGAATCCCTTATGGGACTCAAAGACCCTCAAGGTCAGAAACTCATAACGGATTATTCGGAGGGGAACATCTTAATTATCATCCTCTCATTGTTTGCGGCAATTGCCGAAGTACTTCACTACTATGTAGATAACATGGCAAGGGAAACTTTCCTATCTACGGCAAGAAGGTATGATTCGGTAGTTAAACATGGGGCTTTGGTAGATTATCATGCTCGAGCAGCAATTGCTGCTACAGTAGATGTAATCTTATCCAGAAGTATTACTGGTGATTCTATCGGAGCTAAATTAACTATACCTCAAGGAACTTTATTTACAGATTCTAGTGGTAATTCTTGGTTATCTGCCAGAGACGTAACTTGGTATTCAAATGTAACCACTTGTAAAGTACCTATAGTTCAACACGAGAAGTATACTGTAAGTGCTTTAAATAATATGGTAATACCTACTGGAGATAGAGTTATAATTCATCTGGGTACTCTACCCAATGGTAAGTATTATGAACAAGGTTCTATGTCATTGCAGATAGGTGGAGAAACTTGGGTATTAGTAGATACATTTGCAAAGTCTAAACCTACCGATAAACATTTCATGGTTTCGGTAGATGAATCTCTAAGCCCCTATATAATGTTTGGAGATGGTACCTTTGGTAAGAAGCCTGCAGCAGGAGCAAAAATAACCAATGTGGTATTCTACTTAACCAATGGTACTCAGGGTAATGTAAAGAGTAATACTATTACTTCTGTACCTTCAGTAATCTCTTCTTCAATTACTGATGCTACCGTAAATAATGCTTACGATGCCGGAGGTGGTTCAAACTATGAAAACTTTACAATGCTCAAAGAACATATACCTTTGAGTGTAAAGACTTTGGGAGTAGCAATTACCAAAGAGGATTTCGAAAGTTTAGCTATGTTGGTTGATGGGGTAAACAAAGCTAAAGCCGATTATGAATGCGGTAGAAAGCTTACCGTATATATTAGCCCAGATGGTGGAGCAGTTGCTTCTTCTGAATTAATTAATAGGGTATATAATTTATTATCCCAAAGGGCTCCTATGACTACTTGGTTGAAGGTTAAATCTGCAGGTAAGGTTCAGATTATTCTAGAGATGGGAGTTACTGGTAAGAAGTCTTATAAGACTCCCGAGATACAAACTCAAATTCTTACAGCATTATACAATGCCTATTCTCCAGAGCAAGCTCAGATAGGAGGAAGCGTAAGGTTATCAGATATCTATGCCTTAATAGATAACTTATCAACAGTAGATTACCTTCACCTTACTAAGTTCTATATTAAACCTTGGCCTACTACCATCTATGGTAATAAAGAATTGAACTTTGGTCAGTTTAAATTGAATAAGGCTAAAGGGTCTATGACTTACTATATTACCTTCAATTCATCCACTACTTTTACTGTACGTTCTGTATCAAATGGGTATAGGGCTACTGGTACTGTAGGTAATTCTATACAGGTAATAGATAAGGCTAATGGTTTTGACTTCTCTTTGGATATTCAGAACAATAGCTATCAGTCTGGTTACAGATATTCTATTACGGTATCAGAACCTAACCATGACTATGAAGACCCCGGTTTTAATTTACCAGTATTTGAAAACGCTTCACAATTGACTTTAACCGTAAAAGAAATTGTATAATGATAAACCTCAAAAATCTAATCGACTTTTTGCCATTCGAGTATAAAGCTCAAGATACCTATAAGGTAAATGGCAAAGGCATCTTAGAGAGGTTTCTAGAAATTTGTGGAGAGCATTTTGAAGATTACATTACAAAGGATATTGAGAATATCTTAGACATTATTGATATAGATAAGGCTCCGGATATGTATCTCAATTTCCTTTGGCAATTCCTCGGAGAAATGCCCTTTGCTTATGGGAACACTATAGATGCACAGAAATGGGCAGAGTACTTTAATGGGTTCTACTCCGATGCTAAACTCCAAGAGTTATCTAAGCTTTGGATAATACCAAAGGAGGGACCCTTTACTTTAACCAGTACTCAAGTAAGAAACATCCTGAAGTATTCGATATCTCTTTTTAAAATAAGAGGTACCTCTGAGTTCTTCGAAATAATGATGAGGCTGTATGGGTTAACCTGCGTAGTAACTGACCCTGCAAAGGCTGATAGTTATGATGGTTGGGTAAAAGGTAATCCGCACTTTGACCAGTATTACCATTATGACGATAAGTATACCTATGATAATACTTTCGATTGTTCTCAATGTATACCGGTAACCTTTAGACTTACCGGTCATGGATATACTTCGAACTCGGCAGCTTTCAGAAAATTTAGAGAAGCCGTAGAGGCTTTCTTTAAAAGATTCATACCCTATCATGTATCTTTCGATATTCAATATGGGTTTACCGTAAATGATGGGTATACAATTAAAGCTGAGTTAGTAAATCCGGACCAACCCAATCTTATTACTTCAGAGGTATATGAAGTACCGGTAAAGGTAACTGTAACTTCAGATTGGATAAATGCTGACCTAAGATATCAGATATCCAGTGATAATATAAATTGGGGTTACACTAAACACGAAAGTGGTTCCATTTTTAATATACCCAGAGCAGGTACTTATTATTTTAGAAGTGTGGGAGACCCTACTAAGGTAACTCAAATCACGGTTAATCAAGAATCTTATAATCGAGTATATTCTATTACTTGTGACCCTATTACTGGAAAGCTAACTCCTATTAACCTAAAAGTAAGTACAGTAGTAAGGGCAAACGTATCCTATAAGGGTACCGTGAAAACCTGTAATGTACGATTATCCGGTACTGATATAGTGAAAGTCTCTGGCTCAACTTGGGAATTTTCAGAGCCTGGTACCTACATCTTTGAGATTGTAGAGTTCCCAGTAAAGCAAACTTCCTTTGTTGTAACTCGAGAAGAGATTACATATAAGGTAAGATGTACACCTTCTGAATTTAGAGTTGGGGATAAGCAAAGTATCAAGGATGCTACTACCACTCTTACCATCGAATCGAATTACCCAGAATCATTTACTGGTGAACTATATTGTAGGCTAATTGGTGATACTAAGTTGTTTAAGAACGGTGATAAGTTTACTGCTAATAGTTATGGTACTTATAAGTTTAAATGTACACTGGATAAAAGGGAAACCGATGAAGGTGTAGGTATATTCGAAGTAGTATCTGGTAAGACTGCAGTATATCGAATTACTGTTAGCCCACCAACAGTCACATTATTCAATGGCTCTGCAAAAGCTACAGTAAAGATACAACGTATTTCTGGTAATGGGGATGATTACAGAGTAAGGGTAATTGAAACTGGGGAAACCTTTAATGCTCAGAATGGTTATGTATATACTGCAAATAGGGCAGGGACTTATACCTTCCAGTCTGTAGCTTACCCTACTGCTAAGACTACTTTGGTAGTTAATAATTCTCCAGTAGTATATCAGAATAAATTAAAGATAGTACCTTCGGATGCTACAGACAGTCATTGGAAAGAACCCAACTGGGCATTACCAGAAGACCAGATAGATGATACTTATGCAGTATACCAATTACTGGATGAGAAGTCTGCTTGTAAGTTCCATCTTGAGGAAATGAAAAATGGGGTCAATGTAAGTGGTACTGCTACCTGTGATGAGAACGGGGAAACCTATAACCTTGATGAGGAAATTGTTCTTACCAAGGCTGGGACTTATACCTTTGTGGCAGATGATGGTTCTTCATTAAGATGTCAAGTAATACTGGAAGATTATCCTACAATCATCGAGATTTCTTGTACTCCCCCTTATGCAGAATTAAAGGGGAATGTTAAACAAGTATCTACTTTAATCAAGTGTACTTCTAATAAACCTGGCTTCGATAGTCGAATAAGGGAAGTTGGTAAAGTAACTACTTATGACGCAGGTGGTGCTGGTTATGAATTTGTAACTGCACAAGCTGGAGAGTATACATTCGAATCAGTGGTAGATACTTCGAAGAGAACTAAGTTCACCGTAGTAGATGCAGACCTTTTAAGTGTTAGTCCTCAAAAGTTAGAATGGGAACATGATGACCTCTCAGAGAAAACATTTACCATTACAACTTACAGTAATCAATCTTGGCAAATAGTAGAACAATGATAAATTCAACAATCGATAGAGTAACAGAGACCACAACTCAGTCTTTATTCAAGGCATTCACTGTGGGTATATTGGGAGAGTGTACACAAATCTTGTATGATTTGAGATGGATGATAATTCTTGCAATAATTCTAATCCTATCAGATTTATGGTTTGGGTTATCGGCAAGTAGGTTACAGAAAATCGAAATTCGAAAATCTAGAGCTGGAAGAAGAACTCTAAACAAAATAATAGATTATATCTGTTATGTTCTACTTGGTGCTGTACTTGGTAAAGCTATTGGGGAACCCTATGGGATGAACCCAATAGCGGTATCAATAACGGTTATGGTAATATGCTACTGTTTCGAAGTAGATAGTATATATGGACACATCTGTGAAATACATGGTATTAAGAAACGGTACAGTATATGGAGAATACTCTTTAAATTGTTAACCTTCAAGTTCAAGGATGTAGGTGAAGCATTTAAAGATATGTCAGAACAGAAAAATCAATTTAAAAATACTAAGGACAATGAAGACGTACTTTAAGTATGAAGGTATTATTAAATCAAAGGAAGCAGCAGAAGCAATTGCTGCTCCTTCTGGTTTAGGACCATTCTGTGGATTTGGCTCAGCTACCATAAATGGTAACAAATTAGTGGTATCTCCTCAGGGAGTTGCTGGAAGTAAGTATGCCAATGTAATCAAGGATAGGATTATGGCAAGGTATATGGCAAAGGCTTCAGAAGATGGGGAATTGCCAGACGTGAACTTTGGGTGTATTTCAAGAGATGGGTATGTATTTATATCCGATGAACAAACGATTACTATTGAGAACATCCAAGGTACCCAAGGTTCAACAGAAGAAGTATTACTCTTTGCAGTACATACTACTATTTCTGAACCAGTAGATAATCCAGTAGACTTCGTAGCTTATTGGAATGAATCTTCCGAAAGCTTTTACACATTGTTCAAAAAGTCTCTGGATATTTATTATCCGATTGCCGAAGAGAATCGTACACCGGATATCATTAATAATGATGTATATTCTAATTACGATATGACCTATAGCAATCTTCTAGAGATGGTAGAGAGTGCTTGCCCTTATTACTCTAATAATAAAACTTCCGTTGTTCTTATCGGAGTATATGGTAAGGGTACTGATGCAATGACTAAACGAAATGAGAACTTTGCTATCGTACCCTATCAGGGTAAGTTCCAAGAAATCCCTTATACTACTGCTGCCCAGAGTATGATGAAGGAATCAGTGAAAAGATCAGAACAAGTAAATTCAGGATTCCCGGTAATAGATGAATCTGGTACTAAGTTAAATATCAAGCAATACATCGATAGTCAGATTGAGGCTATCAGAAAAGAATTCGCTGAATCTCTGAGTACTGCTAACTTACCCATCGGTTCTATCATTCTTTGGGAAACCGATGTAATACCGGAGGGCTGGGCAGAATATACTAAGGCCGCTGGTAGAATAGTTATTGGTTACCAAGCTGGAGGAGTTCAGATTGGAGATGAAGTAATGCTACAGAATGTCGGAGATTACTATACACCCACTAAGGGTAACTTCTTAATCTCAATTAAAGGTGATGACCTTCCTAAGCATAGGCATGCTCTTGGTGTATCTAAAGGTAAACAAGATGATGCCAATAACTGGGAGAACGTTCGTCCTCAATCTTTCTTTAATAGGGAGACGGGATTGAATGGAGATTTCGGTAGAGGAACTCCTACCAAGGGTATTCAAAATGGTGCTATCGTAGTAAGCTGGAACCTATTAGGGGAATCTTTCTTACAAGAAACTTCGGTAGAAACTTTGGATATTGAGAAATTGCCACCGACTATTACATTACGATATATCCAAAAAATATCATCATAAAGTTGTTATTAGTTATTTAGTAGTATTAAAACTCATGTGTATTATTTGTATTGTTTAAGAGTAAACATTTGTTTACAATCTGTGTTTTGCGTAGTAAAAATCAATTAGGGAGGGGGCGTTGGGAAACGCCCCTTTTCTTTTGTGTTAATACTTAAGTTCTTCTTTAGCTCGGTCTTCCCAATATTGTATATCTTGTCTAAGTTCCGAGATATATCTCATAGATTCATTAGTCTTAGGCATTTCGAAAAATTCGATAAGCATTATATTAGTTATTCGAGTACTATTTTCAAGCCTTTCCTTGATAAAAGGGGGAGGAGTAATTAATACCTCAAACAAAAGATAGGCATCTGGAGAAAGCTTATCCTTCATATAAGTATACATCATATCAAGCATTTCTGATTTAGCTTTCTCTTCTTCGGTATCATCCTCTAATTCTTTATCATTATCGAATAAGTCATCGAGTTTAAAGAGGCTTTGATTATACTCTGCCTGTTCTCCGTATGCAGAACGAAGCAATTTATTTTTGAATGTACTAAGTGATGCAAGGATTCTTGCTTTAAGATGTTCTTCAGTACATTCACCATAGTATTTGTTGAAAACAAATAACATCTTATCCCAGAAATAAGATTGGATAATATCCGGTGTAAGATTAAACCGTTTATAATCAATCTGTCTGGTAAGGTTTCTAATTACTGGCCTACAAACTTTATAAAGTCTGTTGAAAGTAGCTTCATCATATTCTTGCATAGGTTTTAATCGATGAAGCTCTGAACCGTTATTTCCTTTACTTTTTCCCATGTTTTTAAATATTCGTTATGCAAATATAAGTATTTTTTCTTATATAAAATAATAATAATAAATATTCGGGAGCTTAAGGTAGTGGATTAGTAGTTTCTAGATAGATGTCAACATACTTAGAACTATCTCGGTACTATCAAAATCTATTAGTTTATAAATATTGCAATATAGATATGAAAAAGTTTAAAGACTCAGTTAAATTTAGTTTTACTCCGGACTTCCAGTTAGAGATACTCCGGTTCATTCTAAGGGATAAAGAAGGTGGTTTAGTCCTGCGTCGGGTTAAATCAAGTTATCTGGTTCTCATAGAACATGCTCTTATATTCGAGGGCATATCAAAGTATTTTAAAAAGCAAGGCAAGATGCCTTCAGAAAATATTCTGAAGCAGGTTATAAAAGAATTGCTAGAATCAAAGGCATACGTCGATTTAGTAACTAAGGATGACTTGCCAAGTATTCAAAAATTGATAAGCAATTTGTATCATATTCCCTTATCTGATTCGGAATATATCAAGGAAAGGATATATCAGTTCTCTACTTACGTTGAAATGAAGAACCTAAATGATTCCTTCGACTTGGATAACTTCGAACAATATGAAGAATATTCAAGGAAGATTGAGAAGGTACTTCAGAAAAGTAAACCTAAGAAAGAGGATGAACCCTTATATATGATACGAGATGTTACAGAAAGACAGTTTAAAAGACAATCTGAACCATCCGTAATACCTTGCCCATATAGGCAATTGAATGACCTTACCAATGCAGGAGGTTACCCAGAACATTCTGTAAATGTGATATTGGATAAACCTAAAGCAAAGAAGACATTTTTCATGGTAAACCTTGCAAGAGGTTATCTCAGAATGAAGAAGTCAGTATTATACATAGATACAGAAAATGGTCAGGACCAAATCATGGACCGTTTCATTCAATCAAGTATTAATAAAACCAAGAAAGAATTATACTCAGGTGAATATGATAAACTCGAGGCAAAGCATTTAAGAAAGCTTGCAAGGTTCGGAGTTGAATTGGTAGTTGAAAGGGTTCCTGCAATGATTACCGATGTCACATATATCAGGGAAAAGATAATTCAATTGCGTAACCAGGGTATAGATATAAGGGTACTAATGATTGACTACGCAGGTAAACTTGCATCAATATCTAGAGACAGAGAAGATTTCGAAAGAATATCCAATGTATATGTAGACCTGCAAAACTTAGCAGAAGAATTACACTTGGATATTATATGGACTGCTCACCATATTACTCGTGAAGGTAAAAAACATAGGCTTACTCGGTATGATGAGAATGATATCTCTGGTTCAATTGCTATTGTACGTAATGCCCAAGTTATCATGGGTCTTAATTCTACCGAGCAAGAAGAGAAGGATAATATTCTTCGAGCCGAGATAGTAGTACAGAGAGATGGTCTTCCTTCCGGTAGAGCATTATTCAAATGTGATGTTGAAAGGCAAAGATGTACAGAGTTTACCAAGGAACAACGTAAACAATATGACGAAGTATATGGTAGTAAGTTGGATGAGCAATTTAAGAAGAAAGATAACCCGGATGCCGATAGTAAGAAAAGGGAAAGAACTACTGGTGACATTTAGATGTAAGTTGGGTTATCATGAATGGGTTGCTGTACATTCTTATGAATATAGGCAACGTCCTCGTAGAGCAATCTTCTCTCATAAGGGAGGTAGAAAGAAAGCTCAGTATTATACCAAAAGAAAAACCGAATATTATTGTAATAACTGTGGGAAGAAGAAAAGATGAAAATAACAAATCAGTTTAAGTCTAAGCTCCGTACTTATTTTGTTAAAAGACTTGGAGCTTACGATTATAGACATGGCTGGATGAGGGTCCCTACTTGCCCATACTGCGGTAGGGAACATAAGTTAGGTGTAAACCTTTCGATGTATCGAACCAATTGCTTTAGGTGTAATGCTCACCCATCACCCTCTCAACTGGTAATGGATATCGAGGGATTTACAGAATACCATGAACTACTTAATTTTTTGAACAATGGACAATTTGATGAACTTACATTCAAGGAAGAGAAAATCGAACTTGCCGAAGGAAAACCAATCTATTTACCTGAGGGGTTTCGAAATATCTCAATGGGAAAAAGCCAACTTGCGAAAAGCATCAGAGGCTATGTTAAAAAGCGTGGATTCGATATCGGCAGCTTTTCGAGATATGGCATTGGCTATGGCACAACTCAACCATTCTATGGATATCTCATTATCCCGTTCTATTATAAAGGACAACTTAAATACTACAATGCCCGTAACGTCATTGGTAAGGGACCACGATATAACAACCCTGACAAAGATATCACGGGTCTTGGAAAGCAATTCATCATATTTAATCATGACGCATTGGAGATGTATAGGTCGGTATTCATATGCGAGGGAGCACTTAATGCTCTCACAATGGGGGATAGAGGCATTGCCACAATGGGTAAAGCTATTAGTGCCTACCAAGTCAATGAGTTACTTAAATCCCAATGCGAAAGATTTATTATACTGTTGGACCCAGATGCCAAGCAATATGCCATCAACTTGGGTCTCAAGCTTATTAACTACAAAAAAGTCAAGGTGGTGTTTTTACCAGACGGTAAAGATGTAAACGACTTGGGTAAGAAAGAAACTCTAAAGTTGATTTATAATACCAGGTACCAAAGTTATCAAGAACTTGTGAAACTCAGAAACTCATTGGATTAGGGAGTTCCTATTATATTATATAAATATATAAATTATATTATATAAATATATAAGAATATGAAAGGATTTATAAAACTTTGGCTTCATAATGCCAGTAGAATTGTATTAGTAGTATTGGCAATTATCGTAATATTTGTAGTTATATGGTGGTTAGATGGTTATGGAACCTTAGGTTATATTGGTATAGGTATCTGGTCACTATTCTGTATAATCAGCTTGTTAACTTTAATAGAATATAAGAAGAAATGAGGGAACCAAGCATTCACATTACAAAGTCTCAATTCGAGGAAATACTAAATACCTTAGAGGTAAATAACTTCCCAGTTGAGGCTTTTTTTGTTATTGCACGTAAAGAGGCAATAAATCATAGAGCAGTTTTAGTTTCTAACAATAAGAATACTAAGCGAGTTAAGAACATATTACTAGCATCTAAAGGAGATGCTGCCCTTGTTGCTGATATTTTATATGCAACTCGTATAAAGTTAAAGCATAGGGGAGTTCGTAAAATAAACGAAAGTAATTCTCGAGAATGGGCAAATTGTAAAAAGCTTGCAGAGATATGTAATACCTTCTGTGAAGATTTTAAATTTGATACCCGAGAAGGATTTATCAAATACATAGAGATTGGGTTAAAGAGAATGACCGATTATCGGAACCTAATGCAGAGGTTAATATCCATGCAGGACAACATTACCAATCAAGTAAGTGCTGAAATGGAATTAGCCGAAGACAATGACCCAGGTTATACTAAGGATATTCATGATTACTTTATTAAGAAGATAGCTAATGCTACTGGTATTTATGAATCCTATGAAAACCAACCAGAGAAGTATGTACACTTCATGAGGTTAGGTAAACTTATGGGAGAAAGAGATTGGAACTCTACTTGGTTCATCGATGCTCAATTTGAATCCCTTGCATGGTGCAATGGGTTACCTGAACCCAGTCAGATGTATAATGAGAAAGCAATAGAAAGATACAACAAGTATTTATATAAGAATAAAAATAAACAATCACTTGAAGCAGAACCTGAAGTAGAGGGTTCTCTTTGGGATAAAATTAGAAAGTAATATGAAAGGCTTACAATTTTTAGGTAATCGAGTAGAGGATGCAGCTAATGCTTTTATTGATGTCCTCAAGTATTCAGATCAGTCAGTAGAATATCCAGATTTTAAGGATATCGAACCTTGGCCTGATGAGATAGTTAACCCGTTCTATGTAATCTGGAAGAATGCTACATTCTCTGAGCTCAGTGCAATTATTATGTACACTCAGCAATCTTCTCGGTTTGATGAAATCTCAGAACTGATGTTGGGTATTGGTTTGGTAGAAATGAGACATCTCGATAAGATATCAGATTTTCTACAGAAGGCAGATCCCTATGAAGATTACTCTACCATGAGTATCAACCCCAATATTGGGATTGGTTCTACTTGGGGAGAGGCAATGAAGATTGCTTTAAGTTCAGAGATGGAAACTATAGCTCACTATCGAAAGATTCAGAAAGCTATCCAACAGTATGAAGACCGTAAAGATTATGATGATGTGAATTACTTCCTTGAGAAGCTGATTGCCGATGAAGAACATCATGTAAAATTACTAAAGGAAGTTTCTGGTAAAGAGAAATCTAAAGGCGTAACGGTAATCATTAAGTAATGAGTAAGATTATAATTCAGAATGGGAATATGTGCGAACTGGACTTACCTCTTAAGTTCGCACAGAAACTCTACCAAGAGTTTGCAATAAGACATCCCAATGCCTTCTACTTACGTACAAGGCAAAGAGGGATGCAGAACTGGGATGGTAAGATACATTATATTACCAAGACTGGTCAATTTAAAATAGGTTTACTTCCTTTGATATATGAGAAATGTATTGAGTATGGGATTAAACCTAAAGTTGTAGATATGAGACAACCCTTACCTAAAGTCAGTAAAGTTGTTACGAAGATAGGTAAGTATATTTTAAGACCTGAACAAGAGAAAGCTGTCAAGGCAATAATCAGTAATACCATAGGAGGTAAACCTTTTCAGATTGGTGTTTTAGATTATACGGTTAATGCAGGTAAAACTCTTATCATGTCGTCTTTATATCTATCCTATAAGAAGCAGTTAAAGACTTTGCTAATAACTAATGACTCTGACTGGTTGAATCAAGCTAGAGAAGAATTCAAGCAATATCTCCCGGGAGAGAATATCACATTCGTTCAAGGCAAAGTTTTAAATTGGAGTAACTTCACCATAGGTATGGTTCAATCTATTTCTCGTAACATGAGATTTTATCAAAAGGAATTATCTCAGATTGATATGGTACTTATTGATGAGGCTGACCAAGGAGGTAGTAAGCAATATCAGAATGTAATTACTCGTCTCTTTAATACTCGAGTTCGTATCGGTTTATCTGGTACGATTTATATGAGTAAGCTTGCTAAGGATAGAGTTAAGAATATGAACCTACGTTGTTTCTTTGGTAATGTACTTGCTGAGTTTAAACTTAAGGATTCAATTCGAAAAGGTTATTCTACTAAAACAATCGTAAAGATGGTACCTGGTAAACCCTGGTATGGTAATTGGGAATCAGATTGTATATCCTATAAGGAAATATACGATGATACCATTACCGAAAATAAGAAAGCAAGGAAGATGGCTTTATCTCGGTTAAAGTGGAATTTATCCTATGGCAGATATCCTGCACTTGTAGTTTGCAAGCATATTGCACACTGTGAAAATCTATATAAATTCTTTAAAAAGAAACTGGGCGATGCCTATAATATTGCCTATGTGCATGTTGATACTCCCACTAAAAGGAGACAACAAATTATGAAAGATTTTAGGGAAGGCAAGATAGATATCTTGGTATCAACTACAATCATTGCTCGAGGTAAAAACTTTCCTAAGCTTAGGTATCTACTTAATGCTGCATCCATGGATAGCCAGGAAAAATCAATTCAGTTCCTTGGTCGTTTGGTAAGAACCGATGAATCGAAATCTCGAGTGTATCTCGATGACCTTCACTATCCAGGCAATTACTTAGATAGGCATGGTAAACATAGGAAGCAGTATTATCAGAGACAAGAACTAAAAGTAATATTGTTAGATACGCTATGGAAGAAACATCCTAACCATAGCCTTACTAACAGTTAACTAGAAGTACTATGAGTATATACTTTTTCTCCGTAGGAGGAAAGGTATATTACGAATAAAGGACATAAGGCATTAAGATATGAAATACTTTATAATTATAGGAATACTCCTAATAGGATATTCGATATACCTTGATACTTATTGGAAATGTGACTTCTGTAAAAAGAGAGCACATAGAAAGAAGTGGAATAGAAATTATTCACGAGGTATCTTCATTGATTATTATATTTGCCCTCATTGCAAAAAGGATGGGCATACAGAACACCCATTAACAGATTCATTATGATATTACAAAGAATAATAAAATGGTTTACTAAGCCAGTAAATACTAATCCCACTAATGTATTCAATTGTAGGGACTTGGTATGGATTACTGATATTAAGAGCACTCGGTTTAACGTAGAAACTACGGTTTATTACTTTCAGTTATACTTCTGCTCAGGTCTGATAATCAAAGTATGTCAAGATTCAGAGGATGGTACATACCAACAATTAGAGGAACTCAGGGAACTATTTATTAATAATATCGGCTTTTCTTATCTACAGATAGATGGTAAACAGTTCGATAGTGTATACATCAACGAAAAAAAAATAGATGACTAATGGCTAAGAAAAAGAAACAACTACCAGACCTATCTAAGCAGGATATACTTACTCCTTTGGATGTATCTCAGCTTGGTACTAATGGAGACCCATGCTTTGGTATTGGGTATGATTTATCAACTAAAGAATGTAAACTATGTGGGGATTCAGAGCTATGTGCGTTCAAGATGTCCCAGAATCTGAACGTTACAAGGAAAGAGTTAGAACAGAGAAATCAATACAAAGATTTGGATGTATTAGAAGACACGGTTGGTATCAAGAAATACA